TAAAAAAGAAGACCTTATCGAATCAATAACAAACATAAAGCTTGTTATAGAAGAATACAAAACCTATCTTGCCCGACTAAACGCTGAATTATATTCACGACAAGACCCTAACCAACCAGTCCAACTAGAACTATTTTAATAAAGGCATGCTATGAAAACGCTTATCAATAGCGTGGTGCCTTCTATTGGGACCTACTGCCTCACTACCATTCAAGGTAAAGCGATTGTACAAACATTCTACGACAACGTAGACGTACTCGTGGCCGCTGGTATTGATGCGTCAGCGCAAGGTAAAAACGCATACTATGCTATGGCATCGTTCAAAGATGCAAGCACACGTACACAGGATAACGTCCTACGACTAAAAGCTTTTTGGCTTGATGTCGATTGCAAGAACAAAGACCCACTTAAAGACTACGCCAACAAAGACGATGGTATCCTTGCCATCTCACAGTTCTGTTCTCGTCACTCGTTCCCTCGTCCTACCATTGTCGATTCAGGGAATGGCTGGCATGTCTATTGGATTTTAGACACCGAGATAACCAAAGACGAATGGCAACCCATAGCCGACAAACTAAAAGCATTGTGCTTGCATGACGGCTTGCGTATTGACCCAGCATGTACAGCGGACAGCGCTAGGATTTTGCGTATACCCGAAACATACAACTACCGATTCGACCCACCATCAGTAGTCCAAGTAATGAAGAACGGCAATCCCGTTATGGTCGATGCGTTCAAAGGGTTGATAGAACTGGGTTTAGCGACACTAAATATAAAGCCTAGCTTAAAGATTGCTGGCACGCCTACAAAGAAAGAAATGAGCGCGGTCACAAAGGCATTGATTGGCAACACGACTTCGTCCTTTAAGAAAATCATGCAACGTAGCTGTGCAGGTACTGGGTGCGAACAACTACTGCATGGGGTTACTGAACAAACAACCATTGATGAACCGTTTTGGAGAGCCGTGCTATCCGTAGCCCAGCATTGTAGTGATGGTGCTACATCCATTCATTTAGTATCTAACCAGCATCCCGACTACGACTTCGATGCTACGGTGGCTAAGGCTGAACAAACAAAAGGCCCATACACCTGTGCAACCTTTGATTCACTACGCGGTAACGTATGCCAGTCATGCCCACACTTCAATAAGGTAACCAGCCCTATCCAACTAGGCAACGAAGTGGTAGCGACTACGGCTCCTATAACTGTATCAACTGCACCTGCCCCCCTACCTGTCGTAGCCAAAACAGAAACGATTGAAGCCGAAATGGAAACAGCGTTGGAAGACGCGGCACCTGTGGACACTGCAAAGATTGATGCGGCACTAGCATTGTTCTACAAAAACAAAGACAAGGTAACTATCCCAGTTCCACCCAAGCCATACCTACGTGGGCAAAACGGTGGGCTGTACAAACAAACTAAATTAGAAGATGGTACTACAGAAGACATACTGATATACGAGAACGACTTGTATGCTTATGCACGGCTGTGGGACCCCGATGAACAACAAGTATTAGCGTGTCGACTACACACGCCATTAGACGGAGTACGCGTCTTTAATATCCCACTAAAATCAGTAGGTTCGAGAGACAAGCTGAGGGAGATTATTTGTGGTCAGGGCGTAGCTGCAACCGACAAAACGGTAGCGGAGATAAGCCTTTATTTAATAGCATTAACTAAGGAGATTTCAAGAATGCAACGTGAAGAACAAGCAAGGACCCAAATGGGTTGGCAAGATGACAAGTCGTTTATATTAGGAGCACGTGAGTACTCCAAGAACGGTATCCGCAACTGCCCACCGTCAAACGCAACAACCAATTACCAATCAATGTTCCGTATGGAAGGCGAGATGTCAGAGTGGCGTAAGGTCGTGGACATATACAATGCACCGGGGTTTGACGTGCACCAGTTTGTGTTCTTCTTGGCGCTAAGCTCACCCTTACTAAAAGCAATGAACCACCCCGGCATGTTGACCACACTTATCAGTGACGAGTCAGGTATCGGTAAAACAACCCTTGGTATGGTATGTAACAGCGTATGGGGTCACCCACGCGAAATGCTTTCAATGCCGCACGATACAATCAATGCCACAGTAAACCGTATGGGTGTGTTTAATAGCATGTCGTTGTTCTTAGACGAGTTCACCAACAAGACCCCTGAAGTGTGCAGTGAGCTTGTGTATATGTCCACTATGGGTCGTGGTAAAAACCGCAGTACTATTACTGGCGTAGAGCGGGCAAACAACACCACATGGAACATGAACTCATTTGCTACAGCCAATGCCGCCTTACGTGATAAGTTAGGTTCATTAAAGGCATCAGCTGAGGGTGAGAACATGCGTCTGTTTGAATTTGATATGCGTGGTACACCTGTAATTCCAAAAGCGATAGCAGACGTTACATTCCCATTGATTCAAACTAACTTCGGTATAGCTGGGCACTTCTTAGCGTCATGGCTGGTAGAAAACGAAGACAAGCTAAAAGAAATGGTTGAACGCGTGCAACGTAAAATGGACGTGAAGTTTAAGTTCACCAGCAAAGAACGTAACTGGTCTATAAGCATTGCCTGCGCATACACAATCGCATTGGTGGCTAAGCAACTAAACATACATGCCTTTGATATTGACTCAAACATTGAAGCTATGGTCAAGCACATCACCCGCATGCGTGGTGACGTAGAGCAAAGTGTTACCCACTTCGATGCATTGGTATCAGACTTCCTAGTAGAAAACCACAGCTACATCTTGGTGGTCGACGGCTTACCCGATTCTAATGGACTACAAGCATTACCCCGCAACAGAAGCATCAACAAAATCGTAGCGCGATATGAGCCGGATACTGGCAAGTTATTTATTGCGGCTAAGCAGTTGCGTGACTATTGCGTACAAAGGCAGTTCTCATTCAACAGCTTGGTGTCATTAGCCAATGCAACCCTCGGTCCTAAACGTCTGTCAGCAGGCTCAGGTGTGGTAGCCGGTAATACCCGAAGCGTTGAGTTTGACACCAACACGGTGAACATTGACATGGGTATGTGGCATGACATGGAAGCGGAAGTGAATGATACTGCTACTGCCTGATGGGGTTGAGATGGAAGTGCCTATCGAATACATGGTTGTAAAAGATAGCGTTTTCATCCCTACACTAAAGCCCGTGGAGCTGCGTTCAATGTTAAGACGGATTGCGAGAGAGCTGGAATTTGCAGTTGAAATGCGTAATACGGTTGAAGACGGCTACATGGGTGTGATGGTTTGGAGAGTCCAATAAAGGCCAAAGTTGTCCAAATAAGTGTTGGTAAGTGTTGATAAGTGTTGAATTCTGTTGTATATTAGCACTCGACAGTTGTTGCATTCTGTCATTCTCCGGTATGACCCCTTACCCCAGCTTCGGCTGGGGTTCTTTTTTATTCTATCTCGCTACGTACTTTGCGTATGCCGGCTTCTTTTAGGGCCTGCTCTACACCAGCCTGTAGCTCATTCACCGCTTGGCGTTTCTCATCAGGGGTCAATGATGGGTCGTTTTCAATACCAGCACGAGCCTTACGCACTTCTTGTAGCATTGTATTCATCTGCTCAATCATCGGACGTGCGCCCATACGTTGTTGTATTTCAGGACGGGATAGGTATGCATCTACTGCGGCTTGGTCACCTAATTCATCCAATGCTTTGACGGTATTGTAGGTTCTGTCAATCAATTCACGGGTCTCATAGAACTCTTCTGTGTAACGACCACCCACTTCTTTTTTCTGGAACGTGCCAAGGATAATGTTCTTTTCACGGGCAATCTTACCGTCAGATGCAATCACATCAAACATCTGTACCAAGGCTCCACCTGCAGTACCACCAATAGCTTTAAGTAAGTAATCAATCTGCATTGGGGACATGTTAGCTATACCACCTGCAGTTTTAGCAAGTTCACTTGTGCTTGATGTGTACTGTTGGAATGGTTCTAACCCTTGCATATGCTGACCGACAATAGGTATGTCCGTGAAGAAGCTCTTATTAAGCCCTAATTCAATAGCAGGAGTGATACCATACACTGCCGCTGGGGGTAGATAGGCAGCACCTGCCGCACCCCTAATACCGTCAACCAAGCGTGATACAGATTCAGGATTGTCAGTGCCTTCTTGCAGTATGTAATCCGTAATGCGTTCAGGAATAACTTTAGACAAGAAACCAATATCGGGTGGCACTGGTAACAAACCTACACCAGGAATAATAAAGTTACGGTCGGTAATAAAACCTTTTTGTTCTTCGTACTCATCGTCACCTGACATGCTCATTGTGTAAGCTACGGTCAATGCGGCAAGCGTTGTCATGTTCCCCCAAAAAGCCGCGGCAGCTGCCTTACGAGACTTCATTGAGTTACCACGACCAATCATACTGCGATAGTTAACGTCGGTACCCTGTAAGTACGCACCCATAAACGGAATTAACTGCTTGAGGGTAAGCATTAGTTCACTGTTGCCTGATTTTTGGAAGTTGATAATCTCACGAGCACGAGCAATGGCTAGCTCTTTGTCGCCTGTCTCTTCCATAGTCTGACGGTACACACCTAAACGCACTGCTAGGTCGGCACTGTATGCGAAGTTATGGAGTGCTTTATACACAGGACTACGTAGCCATGTTGCAGTGATACCTTTTTCAGGACCTTGTAGGCCGTATGCTTCTGCCCTACCACGTGTGGAGTCACTTAAGTTAAAGTCAGCAGAACCTACAACACCGTACTTCTTCATCTCAAGGATGTCATCGCTCATGGCTTTGTATGCTTCACCTGATAGGAATGACTTGAATACTTTACCAACCAGTTTGGCTGGTTGCTCTACACCTGATTGTGCGTATGCACGGTATGTATCCATTATTACTTGGCGAACAGGGAAGGCGGGGAACAACACAATACCAGCACGCAGTGTACCCAACCCTTTGCTCATCGCTTTAATTACAGGGCTGTTGATTGCTTTAACTGATTGGAATGCCTGTAGTTGTAATGGGTCAGACACAGTCCAGAACATGCGTTTACCGTCTACATAGGTCATTACAATGTTGTCAGGGTTTGTACCAGTAGGGCGGCTACGTTGTGGTGTAGCAGTGCCCATTTCCTGCATTGTATTCAATGCTCGGTTAGCTGTATGGTTAGAAACACCTGAACGCACGAACCATGAAACAACCTGTGCCATGTTCTCAAGCATGTCGTTAACTTCTTCACTACCACCTTTAAGGGCTTGCATCTGTTTCAAGTCAACCATACGACCCATGTTACCTAGGCCGGGCAATGTATCGTCGTACTCTTTCAATCGGAACCATGGGGCGTAGGAATCATCGGCTAAGAAGGCTTTTGCTTTCTCCTCGGTTAGGAAGTCAGCTTGACGTAAGAACTTAACGGCTTCGTTTTTAGCACCGATGAACTCAGTCTTCATTGCTTGGAGTTCAGGGAACTGATTAAAAGCAGCCATACCAGCGTTTATTTGTGCTTGGGTAGGGATAAGGGTTGGGTTCTGTTGCCAGTTGATAGGCCATTCATTCTTAGGTAAAGTTAGTAATGCTTTTGCACGCCATGCGTAGAATGTTTTGGTAATTAATTCACGGGCTGTGTCAGCACCGATACGGTCAGCTAATGTTTTAGCTTGGCGGAATACCCCATCAATACTATGGTCAGCAACCTTGGCGTGCACAGAACCGTCAGGTGAAATTTCAACACCACCAAACGTAAATACAGACTCGGTAATGTTCTGTGTATTCTCGGCTTGGCTCATTAGGATGTCGGCACGAACGTTACCGTAAGCATCTCTGAACGCGTTGTCATTAGCACGCTGGATATCATCTGCAAGTGTAGCACCACGCCATACGACCTTATTACGGAATGCGTTAATCTTACGCTCCATCATTTCCATCGCACCGCTTGGGTTAGTCCTAACTAAGTTACCGATGTTAGCGGCTACTTGTGCGCCAGTCTGTACAGGCTGTGGGTTGGATTGCGCATACATACCTGACATGCTTGCAATTGCTTGCTGTGCCTGAGCTTGTGCTCTAGCGTCTATTTGATTAGACTCTTTATATAACTCCTTACCAAACCCAGCATTTATGGTTTCGCTAACTTCTTTGTATGAGGCACCTAACAAACCATGACTAGCTTCTAATATAGCAGATAAGGCAGTGTTCTCGGATGCAGGGATACCTAATAAGTTACGGATAACTGTAGTAAATTCAGACCAAAGTGTTTTATTATTGCCAAGTTTAATTGACTCTAGTACCGCTTGTGCTTCAGGTTGAGTTAGCCCCCACGCTATTAATTCATCAGCGTCTTTAAATACATTGGTGCGACCCTCAACCCAAGCCTCTTCAATGTCAGACGCTATGCCATCTTTTACCCGTTGCTTAACCGTTTTTTGAATAAGCGTAACTAAATTATCAAGCTCATCTACGTGCTTAGCGTAGGAAGGAAGTCTGACACCTTTGCGTCTAGCTACGTCTACTGAAAATACTGTAGCAGCAGTTGCGGCATGTAGTAGCTCGTGTAGGATGGTTGGGTAATTAAGCCCAGTATAATCAGGTCCCATCATCGTGCCCTGAATCATGACTATAACTTCGCCTTTAGGCCCTTGGAATCTTGTTCTAGTAGACCCTGGGTTACCTTTACGACGTACAGCGGCGTACCCAGTACCACCTGGTTCAGTGATAACAAACTCAAACTTTACACCATTATCCGTAAGCATTTTGAATCGATTTGCCATTATCCGTGCAATGATTCGATGGGATTTACTTGGTGAGTTCTCTGCTAACCATTCAGTAGCCTTAATGAGGGACTTCCCTTTCAATGCTTTATACAAAGTGTCCATTTCATCACGGTCTGATTCAGACACAGGGATGTCCGGCAACGCAGCTGCTTCTTCTGTAAGGGTTGGTTCTGTTGCTGGAGCTTGTTGTACTGGAGCTTGTTGTACTGGAGCTTGTTGTACTGGAGTTATAGGTGCCTGAGTTGGCGTTTCGTCTAACAAGGCTTCAGGTTTATTTGTAGCGCTTGCGGCAGCAGCAGCACGGGCGTTACCCGCTTCAATACGGTCAATCTCATCTGCAAGCGCTTGGGTTAAATACCCTTGTGCGTGAGCATCTTTTACACGGTCTTTGCTTACTTTAGATAGTTTAGCGTACGGTGTATCACTAAAGTAATTCCAAGTAACGGCAACGGGTTCTTTCTTAAGGGCGGCTGCGGCTTTCCTTGCTTCGCCTTTAGGTATAGGGGCTAGTGCACTTGGTTGGACATCTGCGCCTGCTGCAGGTTGTCCAAGGTTTCCGTCAGGAGCTCCGCTAGGTACAGCCACTCCTCCTCCGACAGGTTCTTCAGCTTGTGTAGGCGCGGCTTCTTGTTGTTGTACAGGCTGTCCCATGCCTTGCTGAGCTCTTGGCTCGATAGGAGGAGTTCCGACCGCTGGAACACCAAAGAGGTCTGGTTGTACAGGTTCTGCTTGGGTTTCGGTTTGCGGGGCATAAGGGGCTCCAAATAAATCAGGTTGAACCGCAGCAGGGTTGTAGTGTGGGAAGGCATCCAATATACGGTTGGCTTTAACTCCGAAGTCAGTGTTAGTGGCCGCCGCTGTAGTAAGTAAGTTATAGGTGGTTGGGTCAGCTAAGCTAGCACCTGCTAATGCTTTATACTGTTTGCTACGTGGAGTAATGTCAAACGACTGCAATACTTCAGGGGTTAGGGTGCCTTCTACTGGGGCTACAGGTTCTACACCATAAGTACCAGCTTGAATCTGTGGGCGTAGTCTATTGCGTTCCTGTACAGTTAAGTCAGGGAAATATGTTTTCATGTCACCGGCTAATTGTGCACGGCCTTCAGGTGTTTGGTTTAGTTCTGCTATCTGTGCTGGTAGACCTTGTAAACGAGCGGCCTCAACGGATGCCTTAGCTTCTTTAGTCGGAGCACCTTTCTTAGTGAACAACTCGCCTTGGCCTTCCGGTACTGGCTCTTCAGCTACAGCTTCTTCAGGAGCGATTGTTGATATCGGTGCAGGTTCTAGGGTAGGCTCAGGGATAGGCATCTCCTGCGGAGCGAATAGCGGTTGTTGCTCCATTACCCCAGTAGCTTGGCGCTGTGCTTGTTGGGCAGCTGCTTGTTGTGCGGCTACGTCTTGAGCGATTACACCCCTTGCTTCACCACGTTCTTGTAACTTACCTACCGCACCCAATGGACCTAATAAGGCAACTTGATATGCAGTGTCTGCATATTCTTTACGAGCATCTTCATCGGTTAAGGATAGACCAGCTTGATAACGCTCAAGCATTTGTTGTGCTACTTCGGTAGGCACTTCGGCTACCACACCTTTGGCGGTACCTTCTGCAAGTGTACGTTTAATTGATTTGGCTACAACAGCATCGGCATCTGCACGGCCTAGTGTCTTAGCAGGCACACCCATTAACCTACTAAATAGCAACCTGTCAGTGAATACATCCAAAGCGGCTTGCGGTACAGCAGCGCCTAAAGCACCACTACCTGAAATAGGGGCACCTTCTTGTGCTTGACGTTCTAAGTTTGAACCGGTTTGTTGTAGTAGTGATGGGACAAATGCACCGCCGATACCACCAATGACAGTACCAGCAGGACCAAAAGTAGACCCAGCCATAGCGCCAAGCCGTGCACCACCTATAGTGGCGGCTAGATTAGGGAACTGTTCTGCGATTGCAGATGGGACTTGACTGACTACTTCACGGGCGGCAGGTAGAAAACCTCTTTCACCGTAGACTTGTTTAACTTTTTCTAGGCTTGCACCGGGTCTTTCTGTGATAGCTTCTTGACGTGCCAACCCTTGCTTGGCTGCTTCTTCTGCACCGAACGGGCTTGTTATAGCTGTCTCTAATGAGCCCAACATACGCTTAGCTCCGCCTTTAAGGGCTTCACCAATACCAGCAGTTTCAATCTTTGGAGCGTTAAACTTGTTGTATCTAGCTAGTAATTCTTTCTGCGTAATGTTTTCAGGAACATCAGTTACGATTGTTCCGTCAGGCATCTGTACGTTCATGCTAATTCCTAACCAGGATTCAATTGGCTAAATGATACCGTATTTGCGCTTGGAGCTCCAGTAATATCAGCACCCGCACCAGTTCCTATTGCCATTAACTGCTGTTGAAGTGCGGCTAGTTGTTTGTCTTTCGCCGCTTTATCTGTAGTAGAGTATGCTGGTGTACCTTGTAGCTTAACGATTTGTGCATTGATAGCAGCGCGTTGTGAAGCCACATCACGTTGAGCGATAGAACCAAAGCCGGGGTTACTAATTTCATAGGCTCGTTTTGTAGCTTCTGATTTAGTTAGGCTAGGGTCATCATTCATAAGCGTAGCAACAATACCACTGATTGTGTTTTGTGCTTTATCAGCTGCATACTTAGACGCTGCCGCAGACACTTGAGTCCTAGCCATATCTGTTTCAGCTTTGTACACGTCTTCAGCAACTTTGTTTTGTGCTTTAGTGGACTCAACCCCTAGGTTAGCCAAGTTAGTACGTATAGCTTTTATCGCATTTTGCGATTCTTTTACGTCAGCCTTGTTGCCGGAGAACTGTGCTTGTGCAAAAGCGTTTTGCGCTAGGGCTAATGCATTGCCTTCGGCACGAATCTTATCTTGACGGGCTAGTTCTTTTTCATCAAGTTCTGTAGCTGATTTACCGTATGCACCTAATGCGCTAGTAATAGCACCGATGTTTGATTGAGGGGCTTCACCAGCTTTAGGCTGACGAGCAAATGCTTCTGACGCCGCAAACCAAGGCATAGCTTCGTCTAGTTTAGAACGCTTGTCAGACTTCTCTTTAAGCTTATTAAGTTCTTCACGTTGCGATTTATACACATCGTAGTCAATGCCAGCAGATTCACCTTGCTTACGGTTTTCAGCGGCTTTCTCTTCATACGTCCAACGCTTGCCAGTAGCAGGGTTCAATTCTTCCGCTAACATGGCTTTTAATTCTGAATCATCGTATGGTTTAATTTTATACCCACCAGCAATGCCTTGAGTACCTGCCCCACGAGCGCCACCAGCACCCGCACCAGCACCCGCACCAGCACCCGCACCCGCATCGATACCAGCAGCACCTTCAACTTGTGGTTGGTAACTACCTTTGTAGTTTGCAAAGAATTGTTTTTGTCTTTCAGCAAAGTCACTACCGGGGACACCCATTGGGCCGCCTTGTGGAGTACCTTTTGGAGCCATAGGGCGAGTTTGGTCTTTGCTAGCCATCAGCGTAGCAAGAGGAATGCCTGTAGTAGCAGACACACGACGTAAGTAATCGGCTTCTACTTCACCTACTTTTCTAATCACACCGGCAATATCAGCAGCGGCAGGGCCTGAAGCGATATCCATAACATTACCTAACGTGTTAGCAGCTGTACCAAAAGGTGATATACCTGCAGCAGACCTGACTAAATCACCACCAGCAAACGAAATGATGCCACCCTCAGCCATGCCTTGAGCAGGTAAGTTAGTAGGCAGTGCATCCACGCCTTGGTTATACGCTAGGTTTTGTTGTGCGACTGGTGGTTGTTTAGGCATTTGAGCGGCCATGGCTGCCTTAGCCTCTTTAGCTTGTTTAATCTTAGAAGCCAAAACAATCTGACCCACTTGTGGGTCTATCGTACCGTTGCGCAGTGATTGTTGTAGCTGTGTAATTGTTAGCTTTTGTGCGTCCGCCATTTGGCTCATTGGGTTATTCATACTTATTCCTTATAGCTCAACAATTCATGTAAGTGCATTTCATCAATGCCTGTACCACCGCGTTTACTAATATCTTTTGCACTGCCACCAGCCTTAGCACCTGCTAGTTTAGATAGACCAATTGCACCTGTACCCAACGCACCAATCTGAGAAGCAAGACCCGGCTGTGCTTGGTATGTCTGTGTTGTAGTTGACTGCATTGGTAAACCACGTAACAAGCTGCTGATATTGCCCAATTGTAGCATTGGGAACTGCTGTTCTGTTGCGTAGTTTTGGATTGCTTGGTTAATCTTAGCTTGTTCTTGGGCTTGTTGTTGACCACCGAATTGGTTTTGTGTGCCTAAGATACCTTGCTGTGCGGCAAGTTGTTGTGTACCTAGTTGACCTAATGTACCAGCGGCTTGACCCGTTTGACCGTAACCTTGAAGTGCTGTACCAAACCCTTGTTGACCTTGACCAAACCCTTGCAGAGCGGTACCAATGCCTTGTAAGCCCATACCTGCACCTTGCATACCAAGACCTGCACCTTGCATAGCAGCTTGCTCACCTGAAATGCCCTGACCTACACCTTGAAGCCCAGTCTGCGCACCTTGTAATCCTAGACCATAACCGGACAGTGCTTGACCTAAACCTGATAGACCTGTTTGAGCACCTTGCATAGCGGCTTGTTGACCACTAATACCTGTTTGAGCACCCTGCATAGCAGCGTTTTGACCTGTAATACCTAAGCCAGCGCCTTGCATAGCGGCTTGCTGACCTTGTAAACCTAAATTAGCACCGAACTGTTGTTGCTGTTGGGCTTTTTCAAACGCTGTGCTGTATCCTCTAGCAATAGCATCGTTCATGGCTTCATTCATATTACGTTGGTTTTCAGCTGCCATTAACGCTTCGCGTGAGCCACCAAATGCACCTTGCTTAGTCGCGTTGCTCATCTGATTGGTTTGTTGTATACCATACTGACGACGCATCTCATCAAGTTGCGGGTTAAGCGAAGCCTGTAAGTATGGGTTCATATATGCTTGAACCGCATTGGGGTTTGTAGCTTGCTGTGCAAAGTTAGCCCCTGCCTGACCTGCTTGAGCACCATACCCTGCACCCATTGCGCCGTAACCTGCAGCTTGTTGACCTGCTTGAGAACCTAACTGACCGTACCCAGCGGCTTGTTGACCTGCTTGAGAACCTAATGCGCCGTAACCCATAGCTTGATTAGCTACGTTAGCGCCTTGTCGAGAAGCTTGACGAGCGGCTTGTAATCCTAAGCTTGTACCTAAACTACCTATATCAGCCGCGTTCTGACCAGCCCCTGCACCTAATGCCCCGTAGCCTGCACCTAATGCCCCATAGCCTAAACCACCCATACCTACGTTAGTAGCTTGTTGTCCTAGATTAGCAGCTTGACCAGCTATACCTAATGAGCCTAAACCTGATGCACCTGCTAGTTGTGAACCAGCACCAAATTGACCGGGGGTTTGTAAGTTAGCTGCGCCTTGGAATGATTGTTGTTGCATGGGTGAAAACCCAGCTTGGTAGTCATTCATGTTGGTGCTGTATGGTGTGTACTTTTGAAAACCAGTAACCGTATCCCTACCTTCAGCGTCGGTACCCATAGTGTAGACTTGTTTTTGAGCAGCACCCAGCATTGACTCAACATACGGCTGAACATACTCAGGTAAGTTGGATTGGTTAACAGTTGAAGTTGTTTGGGCAGGAGCACTGCCACCACCTACATAAAATGTAAGCATTTCCACAACTTTTGATGGGCTAATAAAATCCCAAAAACCGCCGTCTAGTAATTTCATATCAATTTCTCCACTACTGTTTCAGTAGCAATTAGTCCAAGTTGTTGTCGGTACAATCGAATGCGTGCACCCGAGGCATGCGCCCTTAATTTCGTAGCGCCTTGAGATTTGGCCCATGCAACTACTTGATTCATAACGTCTGGGTTTGTAATACCTCTGCCCCCAGTGGCTGTTAATATTGCAACCCTATGATTCGGTAATGATACCACCGAAATGGATGCGGCGCCTTTAATATCACCGTCTTCTACCGCTACCAATAGCGTTTGCGCTCCGCCTACTAGCTGAAGCTTTAACTGGTCAATCGTGCAATCTAAATCACCTAATGCTACATCACATGCTGATTCTAACATCGGACCAACTTTACCCCACAACTGATGGATATGCGTTGGATTAACAGATTGAATTATCATGCAGGCATGTACTTAGCAGGTTTAATTTGCTTACCTTGTTTCTTACTACCGGTGCGAGCCTTACGAACTTTGTCCATCATGCGGTATAAGTGTTTAGCACCTGCATCAGTCGAACCATTACCTAAGTGACTTACCACATCAGCTGGCACTACAAACTCACCATCAGCAAGACGGGCTGGCTGTCTATTACCAATCGTAGCAGGAATATCGTCACTCATACCGTCACCAGGACCTTTAAGCAAACGAGGATTACCACCAGCAGCATAGCCACCTAAATTATATCCAGCGATACCACCCTGTGCTTTTCCTTCAACTGGAGCGCTTGAGGTGCTTGGCGATGCGTACATAGCCGCGATACTAGGGTTTGATGCTTGTAGTAAAGGTAAGGAGTCAGCTAAAGAATAATTCTGCGACCCGCCTAGAACCGCTTGTTGTACGGCAGGGTTGGTTGCTACTTGTGCTATTTGTCGGTATACATTAGGCGATGCCTGCGATACGACAAAGTTAGCTAACGGGTTATGCGGTGCCGGTTCTGAGTCTGGTCGACCGCCACCATCCCAAAATTTACGCATCCCAAGCCCAATATTAGGATTATAATTCCCTCGTGCATCTATTCGGTCACCTAATCCTGTCATACCACCATCAGCCATTTCAACCGGTTCGTAGTCTGAGCGAATTAATTCTGCACTTGTAGGCATTTGGGTGGGCGTTGCAAATTGAGTGTTATCTTGTCTACCCATTGGATAACTACCCCCTGCTAAAGCAGCAATACCACCTTGTGCGTAAGCGTTCATTACACCACCTTGAGCAGCGTATTGAGCACGATAATATGGGTTAGGTTGTGTTGGCATGTATGGGGTAAAGCGTTGTGCATCAAAACCAGCTAGCTTGCTTTCTTGTTTCTTAAGTGGTTCTACTTCAGGCATTGGTGCAGTTAATGCACCATATGCAGCGCCGCCTAAAGCGGAAATGCCCGCTTTACCTAGCGTGTCTTGTTTATCCCAGTAGTCTAATGCATTTGAAGTCATGCTGCCGGGTTTAACGTTTAACATGCCCCTAATTCCCGTGGTTTGCGTTGGGTTGTAAACTGATTGTTTCAGTAATTCTTGTTGTGCAAGAGCAGGGTTAAATACTTCTGTACCTAACTCTATTGGAGCTTGAATGGCTTCTGTGACTGGTACGGCAGTGGTACCAAGATTCTGCATCATGCTTGTGGCGTTAGGGTTAATTGCTGCAAGACCTGCAGACTGGGCAGTTTGTGGGGCAACGTTCAACGCGGCGTTTAAACCACCTGGGTCCACGGCGGACATAAAGTCTTTAGCACCATACGCACCAAAATCCGTTAAGGATTGTTTAACACCTTCATTTATACCGAAGTTACCTATACCAACACCACCTGTCATTGCTGCTTCAGCGGCTTGTTTTTGAGCTTCATCAGCGACCGTAGTAGCGGCAACATCAGCTGAACCACCAAATATACCACCAGTAAGCGCACTAGTAGCACCACCCACCAAGGCACTTTCTAATATGTTTTCACCAGTAACTAACCCTTTAGCACCGCCAAATGCCGCACCAAGAAGAGCGGCTTCGCCAATACCACCGCCTATGTTATAGCCGGGATGGGGTAAAAGTCTACTGAATTTGTTGTTGAACATATTGCAATTCCTTGTTTATTTAAGCGAATAATATCATGTATTAAACCACAGTACCACTAGCGTTTATCCAGTTAGTACCGTTCCACCATATAGGTCTTCCTATGGTAGTATCAAAATAGTATTGACCTATCTGTAGCTTAACAAACGTAGTGCTTATAGGTCTGTCTGCTGTTACACCTGAATCAGGTATTGTTAACGCTTGTGTTATATTATCAACTTGCCCAAAGTAAAGTCGTAACGCATTGGTTAGTTGGTCTACATACTGCTGGCTATACTCAACTGGCGCAATGGGTAAGTTCGGTGCCTTCGGTGCACGTAGCTGCGTATTCTTTAACGGGGTGTTATAAGCCATTATCTACGCCCATCAGGTCTAATATCAATACGAGGCATACCCAACTGCCATGACACTCCAAGGTCTGTGGACTCAATCCTAAACGCCATCTGACGACCACGAATGCGAGTGTATACCTGACCTGTAAATTCCTGCACGTTGTATACCTGTCCTACACTAAAGTTGTCCGCACTTCGTACTAACGGATTGTTAGCCGCTCCGTAAGGGGTTCCTGAGTTGACCCGTGGTTTAACAGTCATAGTTACCGATGGTTGGTTTACATTAGAGCCATTAAAGTTTACGTCAGGCAGTATACGCCACACAAAGCCAAAGTTATGTCCGTCACCAATATCAAAGTCAGAAGACTGCACATAAGCAACAATAGGTAAAGTAGTCTCGCCAGCATTATCGTCAACGGAAGACTCATGGAATAAGACACGGTTGTTGTAGTCCGCCGCCATAGGGAACTGACGAATGCCTGAATCTAACCAAGCACTGCGTGACATAGAACCATAGTACCAAACACGGTCAACATAGTTATAAATTACATACTTATCAACCGTAGTTCCGCCACTTGAGTTACTTACGTAGAACCACCAGACTTCGTTGTAGCCTTCGTTACCACCTGCAAATACTTGGAAGGATTGGTCTTTGTTTATATCGTTAAAGACATACTGACGTAATGCACACGGTAAAGTTTCTACACGACCGGAATACATATAGAACTTGTCCCCACCCATCCAGTAGGTTACGTTGTTTACAGTTATCATTGCGTTAGGAGACATGATAGAAATATTATCCATCAAGATATTAAAACCCCATACGTAAGGCGCACCTAGGTACTGCATGGAATATAACGCTGCATCAGTCCAAATCAAAATTTCTTGGCGTGTAGCTTTAGCCCCTACAATAAATGACCCGCTAGTTAGTGCGAATTCACCAGCCTGATTTGTAATAGCCGGAACCCACTCATATGGATTAAGTTGGTCTGACCAACGAACAAGCATCGGATTAAAATCAGTATTAGGAGTGCCTGACTCATAGGGGTTAGCCCCCATAGCAATAACAAACTTCTGAATGGCAGATGCCACAACTTGGTTAGTTGTATTCGGTACGTAGGTACCAGCAAAGCCTTCATTAGTAGAAAGTGTATTTAAGGATACCGCTCTAGCATTAACTCCTGTTGAGTCTTTCCAGTAATATATACCACCACCACGAGGCGCGATTACAAGGTCTTGGCCAAAGTTATCATTAGACCATAAGCGAAGTTGTTGACCTATACCTGATGTATACCCAGACCCCCAGCCCAACCTACCCCAAGGACCAGCACCCCAGCCAGTACCGATAGTGTATACGTTTAAGCCTATAGGCACTTCATAAGATGCGACGGTAGCTGTACCGCCATTACCACTATCCGATGCGTTAGCTAATACAGGCAATCCTGTTGTTGGGCTTCTTGCTGATATAGTATAGGTTGTAGATGAGGGTACTGTAAGTACTTCGTATTCTTGATTTAGCACTGCCGCAGTGATGTTTCCGCCTAATGATACCGCTGCGCTAAATACAACGTAGTCTCCTACTGAAGGGTTATATGTCCCGTCTGTTACAGTAATTGTACTTGAGCCGTTAGTTGCAGCAAATGCGTTGTCTGGGGATGTAATAGTACTAAAGGGAGTAATGTCATAGTAAGTACCGCCTTGTTCAATGTAGTACTTAATGTTAGTGCCTATACCTAGGTAGTTTGAACCAGATAAGTCAACCCAATTCCACAAGGAACGAGCGACACCTAAGTATGTATTGTTTGATAGACGTGACCAGCCGCCAATCTTTTCAGGAAAACCAGAGCGAAACCGTATCTTGTCGCCGTCGTACCAACCGCCTTCATTGGCATAGTCTGTACCTTCACGGTTCAACCCCGGTCTAAATTCTAGTTTCTTTAATGGCATATTACTTACCTATTGTTTCATTGGTCTCATACCAGTCAATAAGTGCATTAAGCTGGTCGCGTATGGATTTGGCCTGCTCAAAGTTTTCTACGACGTTGGTAAGGACTTGTTCGTCTGTAACGGTATCGGTGCTGGGGGTCTCTTTAGTAGTTCTTGTGGCGGCTTTGGGCACGTCCCCTGTAAGAGCGCTGTTCCACACGCTGAGAGCATTGCCGTCAGCAAAACATATCCTATCATCCGTAACATCTTGTATCTTCCTTTTTAAATTTCTATATACAATAGCTTGTTCAGCTTGTTGGTTTTGAAACTTAGTAGCTACTTCCCTAGCATAGTCGTCGTAAGCCTGTTGCAACTCTATCTTTTCTTGTAGTGCTTTTTTCATAGCGCCATCATGACGCCAGCCATTAACGGTCCAGCCAGCAACAAAAGTCACGGCAAGGACTACACCTACAGCAATCAGTTTAACATTAGGCGGAAGCGGAATCATTCTTTTTCCCTGCAAACTTATCGGCTGTGTGTCCGGCTACTAATGCAATTACATTAAAGTTTACTATGCTAGTAAAGTCACTACTAGCTAACTTGCCTGAAAGCAACAAACCGGCAGAGACAAGAGTCAGTCCTACCGCAAATAAAAAACGTCTACCGCCTACGCTATCAAAGTTCATTTTCTGTCCTTATCGTGTTCTTCTAGGATTCGGATGCGAACATTAAGCTCGCCTATCTTGGTGTTTAATTCTTCTTTTAACTTGTTACGAGCTTCGGCAGATAACGGGCTATCCGTAGGCACACCTTGCGCGGTTATTAAAGCTGGCATTTTAGAGCGAATATCTACCAAATCATTTTGCATGCTATTAACACTTGAAATCATCCATCCAACTGCTGCAACCAATACTGGGAATATCATTGGAATAATTTTGCCTGGTTCCATAATTAGATTCCTTTTGAGTAGCTAGCCTTACCGTTTTTAAAGGTAGCAGTCAGTACTTCGCGTCTGTTACGTGGGTCTATGCTTAGGTGTATCCAAGTGCCTTCATAGATTAGCTGGTCGAATTTAATTGGTGACTGTGCAATCTTGTTAGCTACTTCTTTCGGCGTACCAAATTTAGGACATGTGAAATCAACGGCATAACCCAGTACGTGCGCAGATAAATCACCGCTTCCAATAGCACGATTAAGAGCAAGGCAACGAAAACCACTAGATATACGAATGGGATTATTGCCCAAAAGGCTACGAACTTGCTCCAGCGTAGCAGCCAACATACGAAGTTTTTCCGTGACCGCAGGGGATGGGGTGTTGTCGATTCCTTTGCGGACTGCTGTCTCTGATGCGGTAAATTCATCTAAATCAAAGTTTTCTGATAGTTTCATATTAACGTAGCTCATACCAAGATAATGTGCCGCCACCGCCAGATGCAGTTGCACTATAAGTTGACCCTGCTGGAACAATTGCAGTTAAAGTATAGAATTGTGGCCCGGCTGTAGTACCAGTTTTTCCAATTTCAAGGCCGTCTACTGTTATTGAAAGGGTGCCATCATCTCTATCCCATTTAACAGATATAAAAATAGAACGGCCTGTACTATTTGTGTAAGTAGTTCCAGAGCTACGACTACCTGACAAGTCTTGCCAAGTTTGACCTGTACCTATTGCATTAGATGCCGTAGTTGCGTTGCCTGATAAATTACCAACAAATGTTGTGGCTGGTACTGTTCCAACTACTTGTAGCGTTGAACTCGGAGAAGTCGTTCCAATACCTACTCTACCAGTTGAATTTTCAAAGGCGCATACTCCGCTTCCATAAGTTATACCAACTCCTAGGCTATTTCCTCCAGAAACAAATGTCGCATAATCTGAGTTTGTAGAAGTTATATTTAAATTAGCCGAACCACCAGCTAAGGATAATACTGCGTCTGCTGTATTTGAAACCCTAGCATCGCCCCCGTTAACGTGTAATCGGTAGCCTGGGCTAGTTGTGCCGATACCAACATTGCCAGAAGAATCAATACGCATCGCTTCTGTGCCGCCTTCACCAAACGCAATGGTATCCGCAGCGGGAAAAAACATACCAGTATTAGTATCGCCTGACGTAGTAATAGCTGGGGCGCCTGCTGAACCTGCTGAGAACGTAGCTACACCACTAAATGAACCAGTAGTTGCTGCTACCGTGCCGCCTGATTGGTTAGTTGCTGTTGTAGCGCTAGTAGCTGTTGTAGCCGTTGCCGCATTTCCAGAAGTGTTCTGATTACCTGCAGTATTGACGCCGGGTAGGTTAATATCCGCAGAGCCATTGAATGACACTCCACCAATATTACGGGCTGTCTGCAAGACTGTAGCTGTCGCTGCGTTACCTGATGTATTTTGATTCCACGTTGGAACAGTTCCAGCCAAGTTAGCGTATGTGTAGCCAGTACAGTTAGTCAATGTACCTGAAGTCGGAGTGCCTAAAACAGGAGTAACCAGCGTTGGAGTGTTAGCAAATACGTTCGCGCCTGTACCTGTTTCGTCTGTTAAAGCAGCAGCTAAGTTAGCTGAAGTAAATGAACCTAGTGAAGTGGCATTGCCTACAGAAGTTACAGCACCCGTTAAGTTAGCATTGGTTGTTACAGTGCTTGCATTACCATTCAAGTTTGCTGTTATTGTTCCAGCTGCAAAGTTACCTGACCCATCACGGAATACTAAAGTACTCGCTGTGTTTGTTGAAGCGTAAGGTGGTACGGCTAAATAAAACTCACTGCCATCGCAGTACACATAAGCTGTCGTGCCGTTAGCAATAGACACACCGGTACTGGCACTTGTTTTTATTACTATCGCAAACCCACCTACCGTATTATTTCTAATAACATATAGTTTTTCTACCGCAGGGGCTATGACGTTTCTAATTGCCGCATTAGTACCACCAACTACAAGCACCGCATTCCTAGCCTCATCTGCCGCACCGTTTAAATTCGATAGCGTGTAGTCAGCGTTGGTCATCGTAATAGCCTGAACGCCAGTAATGGCTTGCTCTAGCAAGGTGCCTAGGTTTGTGTTTGTAGTAGTGCCCCACGTACCCGACTGGTCGCCGTTACCAATAAGTTCTAGCTTTAAACTAGGTGAATAGGTGCTTGCCATGATTTAATCCTTTATTTTAGTGTAGTAGCAAACAAGGAAAACCCAGTAACCGTCACTGTAACGCTTTGCGATTCTTGCTTTGGGGCCTCGTTTGCTTGTGCTTCTTTATCGCATTTTACCGCATCTTCATTATTTGGTGTAATGTTTGTTGTGTCTGTCATGTTTCTATTCCTGTCCATGTAGTTGATTGCGTGTTATTAACGTCTGACCAAGTTGTTGATTGAGCGTTGTTTATATTAGTCCATGTTATCGTTTGCGAATTGTTTATAGCAGCCCAAGTTGTAGTCTGCGCATTGTTTATATTAGCCCAGTTAGCATTTTGTGAGTCGTCTACTAAGCCCCATACTAACGCACTTCCTACATAGCCTATTGCCCGAACCCCTATCGGGAACACATTAGCTGCACTTGTTACTGTTACGTTGCCTAAAAACGTTAAAGCTTGTACGCCTGATACTATTGCAGTTGCCGACGCCCTTGCTATTACATCACCTAACTGCGTTGTCCCCAATACCCCAGTAAGCGTTACGTTAGCCTTACCGGTGACAGATACATTGCCTATAAAGCCTTCACCGTATACGCCCGTTGCAAATACATTACCAGATGCAGTGATTGTGACACTACCTAATGCCGTTGTGCCTAGAATACCTATTACCGATGTATTTGCTGCGGCTCTTGTTGTTACGCTGTTTAGTAATGCCTGCGCTTGCAGTCCTGCTGGTAGTACATTTACTATTGGGTATACCGTTATTACACCTAGTTCGTTTACGGCAAATAACCCTGTTGTGGGTACGTTTGCTTTTGCTACTGTAGTGACCGCGCCTAATGCAGTTGTACCCTCAACACCCAGCGCAAAGACTGTACTAGTGGTTGACCCACTTAAGTCAGCAAAGGGTGCTTCTGCAAATGCGCTAAACCCAAACATCTAAGTGATTATTCCTCTTTAGGTTCTAACGCTGTTTTAAGTAACTTAATAAATGAGTCTTTACCTACATTAAGTTGTTGCAGTTGAAAGTTGGTGCTTGCAATCTTACGGTCTAAATCCACGCAGTGATTAAATAGCAATCTTTGCTCTTCCGTAAAATCATTAGCATCGTACTCTACGCCATCTACTGTTACGATTTGGGGCTCTTTATTTTTTGCCATTTCGTGTTTCCTTTAATTTAAGCAGCTTCTAAGGCAGCTACTTTAGCCTTTAATTCGTTAATCATTGCTTGTTGCTCTTGTATTGCAGCGGTTAATGTAGCCACTAAGAATGATGTATCCATACCTTGGTAGACTGGAACTGTACGCGTACCCATTACTGCTTCTACTGCTGGAGTAACCTCGTTGCCTTCTTCGTCTAGTACAGCAGGTATAGCTGGAGTGACTTCGTAGTCTTCTTCACGAGTGCCATCCTTTTCACCTATAACACAATCAGGCACTACTTCAGCTAGTTCATGTGCAATAAAGCCTTGACCATCAGAACCGTCAGCCTTCCAAGTGTAAGTAACAGGTTTTAACAAGGCTACTTTAGCTAACGCGCCTGTCATTGGCACAATGTTTTCTTTTAAACGGTAGTCAGACGCTGAAAGGTAGCCAGTAGTAACCCCATTACTTGTAGCAATATTACCTACATAGTTTCCGTTATAGTAAAAAGTGTGAAAATCCCCATAAACGTTTTCTCTGTCACAAAAAAACATTACCGCATTAATATTTGAACACAGCCCTAGTGACCTACCATTATTTTCAGTTTGGAGGCCAGGCGTTCTATAATTAACAACGGTTTTCCCAATAAAGAAGTTACCGCTGTTATCAAGTCGCATCCGTTCTGTAGCACTACCAGTAGCAAACTTAATAGCACCACTACCACTATCTGAAACTAAAACAACGTGTTTAGTCGTGTAAACAAAAGCATCACCAGGAGCTATAGCTCCATACGCATTAATTTCTTGTACGCCAAAATAAGCTTGACCACTTGAATTTAAAGCAGATACATTATTAGAGCCTGTTGATGATACCGAGCCAACTGTTATGTTCCCTGTTACATCTAGTGCTCCAGTAGAACCAGTAAACGTAGCAATTTGCCCTCCCTTACCGTTACCTACTCTAAAAGTCCTAAAGTAAGAAAAACCATCATTATATCCACGATAATTAATCCACATATCACCTACATCAGAGGCAATGCCAAATGCACCGTTCAAGGTATTAGTGTTTGATGGCGATATGTATATATCCCCTGCTAAACGGGTTGTTGTCGCTGAGTTACCTGTTACACTAATACCCCAAGTGCCTGATGCGCCTGAACCTGTTAATGATGGAGCGTAGGCGGTGTAATTTGCGGAAGTTAAAGAAACAATCCAAGGAAGCCAACTGCCATTGTAATAAATTCTAATACAAGGCGATGTATTAGTGCTGTGTGGGTAAAAAATCTGCGTAATAAAATTAAGGCCTGCTTGAACTTCTAGTGTCCCATAACTATTAGCTGCGGGGGGTGTATTTAATGTTCCTGAATAATTACCCCAAACTATATTATAAATACCGCCTAATGTAACACTATTAAAATCTTGACCGTTACCTGTTGGAAATCCTGTATTTCCCCAATATGTTGCTGTTGTAGCTGTTGTAGCCGTTGCCGCGTTGCCTGAACATGATGTTGATGAACCTGTTACGTTACCGCCTGATGTGATATTTGTGCCTGAAATTGTTCCAGTAGCATTAAAGTTACCTGCGCTTGTTAAGGTAGCCTTAACACCCATCGTTGACGCTGAACCATTTTCCGTTCCAAAATACATAGTATTAGAACCATAAACAATTGAGCCGTGTTGACCTGCGGTATTACCAATTACCATACCCGCTGCTGAATATCCAGTTGCAGGCTCTGTAATTACGCCTGCTCCAAAACCTGATACCGAACCTGGAGCTAATGCAGTGCCTGAGCCTACTAGTAAATTAGTGCTGAATGAACCTGTTGTAGCAGAAAGTCCCCCTGCACTGCTCATTGAAGCGGTTACTGTGCCTCCACCATTACAGAAGTTAACTCCGCCAGTACCGGTATCAAAGTTTAAAAATACTGCTCCTGTACTAACCCCATTAAGTACTAAGTTATTTGTTGCGCGAATACTTGCAACTGTAGGTGAATTATTTCCGCCTGAATATATGTCTAAGGTAGAACCAATTGACAATGTTTGTCTTGGGGAAGATGTTCCAAGCCCTAATCTGCCTGATGAGTCTAGGCGCATCCGCTCTGTAGTACCTGTCCTAAATATCTGTGCGCCACTAGTGCCAGACGTATAATAATTGTCTAAATTTGCACCAAAACCTAATAAGAACCTACTGTTATCACTAAAGGCAACATCAAATTTAGCAGCAGCAGTTGCTACACCTAAAGCTAAATTTCCTGAAGCATCTAGGCGCATTGTTTCACCGCCACCAGTTTGGAATACTAAAGGTGTTGCCGATGCTGTAAATATGAATAAGCCACTTGAAGTGTTATAGATTGTGCCTTTTTGAGTTCCGTTATTTTGAAACTGTATATTGCCACCATTAGTAGCATTATTTAGAGTTAATATAGTATAACCAGTAGCATTTACAGGTGTAGTAGTACCAATGCCTACATTACCACTAGAATTAATCCTCATACCTTCAACACCGCCTTCAGTAAAGGCTATAGTATCGGCTGCGGGGAAGAATATACCTGTGTTAGTATCGCCAGTAGTTGTGATTGCAGGGATAGCGGCGGAGCCAGCAGTGGTAGTTACAGTTCCTACTGATATACTAGGAGAACCAGATAATCCACCAGCTGTACCTGTCGTGTTTTGGTTTAGCGTAGGAACATCGCCAGCTACAATGTTTGCCATCACAACATCAGTACCGTTACCGCGTAAGTATTGACCTGCAGTTGTGGCACCAGCTAGTACGTCCATTGCATCTTGACGAGTTGTTGCGCCTGTACCGCCGTTGGCTATTGCTACCACGCCTGATACGTTACCCGCAGTGCCTGTTGTGTTTTGGTTAAATGTAGGCCACGTAAATGTACCAGTACTAAAGTCACCAGATTGCGGAGTGCCTAATATCGGAGTTACAAGTGTTGGACTCGTAGACAACACCACATTGCCTGAACCTGTACTTGTAGTTACGCCTGTACCACCATTAGCAACAGGTAGTGTGCCTGACACAGCAGAAGCAAGGGCTATTTTACCCCAAGCCGGAGCTGCTGATAGTCCGCCTGATATTAGAGCATTGCCTACAGCAACGTCAGCTAGTCTAGCTAAAGAAGTCGTAGTGTCCGCATAAAGGATGTCACCAATCGAATAGGAGCTTTGGCCTGTACCGCCTTGGGTTGCACCTAGTACACCACTTGTTACTTGGCTCATTGGAATAGCGATATTGGTGTCTGCTAGGGCGGTTAACTGGCCTTGTGCATTGACTGTTGCAGTTAGTGTTTTGTTAGCAGCGCCATATGATGCGGCTGTAACTGCGGTGTTTGTTATGCTAAATTGTGTGCCAGATAGTGTTAGCCCTGTACCAGCAGAATAAATCTGAGTAGCGCTAATCTGAGTAAACGTAATGTTGGTTGTGCCAAACGTAATTACACCTACAGTATTACATACATATGTCTCACCCGCACCGGTATTGCCGCTTGTAATAAAGAAAGCGTCACCTTCACCAAGTGCGGTAGGGCTTTTTAGTCCATAACTATTCGCATCAGTAGCACGAGTCAATACCCAATTAGTAGAGCCACTACCCACGGTAGTAACCGTATAAACACCGTTTTGTGCTGCGTTAGTTTGGTTATAAACCAAAATTCTGTCGTTTACAGACGCAACAACGCCATCTGGTGTAAAGGCTACTTGAGTGCCTGCATTAGTAAGCGTAGCACCTACCCCTGCTGTTCCGTTGTTATAGGTAGCATTTAGGTTGCCTGTACTATTAGGTACTTCGTATTTAACTGGAGCGTGGTAGGTAATACCAGAAGAAACAAGTGTATCAACATACTGTTTAGTTGCCGCTTGCAGGGCAGTTGATGGGTCTTGCGTTAGAGTTACTGAATCAAGTCCCGCTAGTGTAAGCGTTGTGGCGCCTAGTCTTACAGGTGTTGTACCTACCGTTGCAGCATAATTAGAGCTACCACTGGCATCAGTCCACACGCCTTTCTCAGACGGATAGGTTATGAATACGTCTTTAGTACCAGCAGAAAAAGTAACAATAGAACCGCTGTTAGACGATGCAAGGATGGTGTCACGAGATAAGGTATCAGTAGACGTGGTGTAAGTACCAATGCCCACTTCCCATTCATTAGTGGTTTGACCCGCTATACAGTAGTAGGTCGTATTGCCGTTACCAATCGTACTAAATGCCTGGTAAGCACCTGTAGCGCCATCAAGCGTAATTGCCCCAGTACCAGTCGATACTGAGGTCTCTTTAACCCGGTCTTTAAGAACTAGAGCCATTTGTGACTCCTATTCTAAGCTATACGAATAATTGCGTCTGTTGCGTTCGCTGTTGGGAATATGATTGTAAAATCACCAGAAGTTGATGTCTTATCTGAACCAAAATCTAATGCAGCAACTGCAGTGTCATCAGTACTGTTATAAATCAACGCGCCACGAGCTGTAATAGTTGCGTTTGACCAAGTAGTATCTGCAAAGTCAATAAACGCTGTAGTGCCTGATGAAGTTGGCACTTGTGATACTGTAAGCGTATTACCGCCTGTTGTGTATCCACCACCTGAAGCCACTTCGTTTGTAGTAGAACTGTAGTTTGTAGTGCTCGCGCCTAATGTCGCTGCTGAGGTATACAAAGCAATTTTATAAACCTTTGTTGTACCTGTATTAAAATTTTGTGCGCCGCTCAATAACTGAACTTTAAAGCTTGTGCACATTGCCTGTGAAATTGCCATGTCTTACTCCTAAATTAAGTATTTACTTTAAGTTTTGTTTGCCCGTCACGGTATGCATCACCGCGTTCTAAACCATCACCTAGGCGTTTCAATTGACCTAAAGCATCTTGGAACATCTTCTCATAATAAGTGACCATATCCTGTTCACCTTTCATAAAAATGACTGCTTCCCTCATAGCACCATAAAACAACACAGGGTCATAGTTATCACCTAACCAGCTAGTGCCTGCGGTGTTTGCTACGTTAGTTACTGGAACTGAAAACCCAGTGCCTGTCCCACCAATGTTTGTGTTAGCAGTAGTTAGTACATCGCCAATAACATAAAATGACCCCCCAGTTACTATTGTAACTGCAGTAACTGCGCCACCTGATATCGTAATTGTACCATACGCAGAAGTACCTGAACCGCCTGTTAGTGGAACATTAAAGTAAGTGCCATTCACATACCCAGACCCACCTGTAATTGTACCCAACGAGGTTATAACACTTTGAACTATAGATACTGGATAGTAAAAGTAATGCAACTCCATACCATAAGCAAAGTCAGGGGAAGGGCCAAGAATTAACGATAGCTCGTTTGCATCATCTATACGAGGGCCAAACACTGCGTAATACTTAGGTTGTCCGGTTGATGTAGGATTAGGATACGCTTCACGAATAAAGTTAACGTCTTTATTTAAAAGGTAACTATAAGCACCTGCTGCATCAATAACAGCTAGAGAAAAGTTAGCTAGCCAATCATTAGGAAGCGCGACGTATTTATTACCCAATGTCATTGTACCTGTTACGTTTTTACGTAGTGAGGGTAGTTGAACGGTGTTAAATATACGTCTTTCCGCTTCTTGCACGAACGTAGGAATGTTCTCCACGAACAGAGACTCCGTGTTTTCCGAGTATGATTGGATTGCTTGACTAAGCTCTATGTAGTTCATTAGCCCATTTTTCCGCTAATTTTACGGCCTTTAGTAGCTGCACCATAACCACGCATTTCGCCAGCGCCATATGGATTAACTCGTTTAGCACCGCTATCACCAACGCTTACAGACATAGCTGCAGTAGTTGGGTTCACATCTACGCCTTTAAGCGTATTTGGGTTGGGTTTAAACGCGATGTCTGCGGTGTTAGTATTGCTCATTGGTTGCTTGTATACACCGATATCGTTACCACCGCCTGATGGGTATTTAAAGCCAGTGTATGCACTAGCATCTTTGTTCTCACGAGCATGACCTAACGGGTATGAATCTGCTGGTGTTTCTTTTACAAAATCATTTTTAGCCATGATGTTATCCTTGATTTTTAACGCGAGCTAAGTTACGACCCATTGCTTTCATTGCCTCGGATGTAACACCGCTTGATTTTTTACCGCCTGCTTGTTTACCTACGGTAGGGCCTGAATCACCTAAGTTCTTGCCTTTTGTTTTACCTTTTTTTGTTACGCCATCGGCGCCTGATTTATAAGCCATTTTAAAACTCCTTTAAGTTGTTGTTACCGTCACTATACCTACTTGTCCCACTGCAATCAAATCATTTGGTGTTAGCGGGGTATCGAAACTACTTGCACCTCCAACAGGGTTCCAACCCCATTGAAATATACGACTACCTTCTGACACTGACCCGTCAGCACTTAAGCCTGAAGCATAATAACTTGTATCAGGTCGTGGGTCTCTGATTGCTTGTGGGTCATTCACTGGGTACATACCCAAATGAAGCTGTGGCTGGTCTGGGTTCCAACACTCTGGGCAAGCCAATATGTTCACTGTTTTCGTCTTGATGACCAGTCTTTTTAATTCTTTTAGTTTGTATCGCTCCCCACAAACATCGCATTCCGCTATGGCATGCTTTCCGCTAGCAAACTTAGTAGGCATATTCTACCTCATATCGATTCTTTTTTTGAATGTTGGTTATTCCAGGTATCACTCGCATGTTGCTAATTACATGTAACCCGCTAACTAACTTGCCTTGTAAAGGTATTATATGGTCCACGTGCCAGCTAAACCCAAACTGCTTTGTTCTAAGTGCAGCTAGTGCATACGCTTCTTTAATTAACCATAGCTCTTCTGAATCAACCCATTTAGGTGTAGCTACTTTAATATGTTTCTTACGGCCCGCCACTAAAGCGTTTACTAGCCCTTTATTATTTTGTCTGTACACCCGTTTTTGCGCAAGGATGTGGTGCTTGTTTCGTTCGTATGAAGCTTGTTTTTTTGCTTTGGAGTGCTCAGCGTTTTCAATAGCCGCCCTTCTTTTGGTTGCCTTATCGCAATCCATACATACCCTGTCGTTAACCCTGCGGGTAGCTAAATGCCCATGTGTACATGGCTTCCCAGTATAGTAATGAGTCAGCGCTATTTTCATAGCTTCGCTTCTTCCGATTACCTTCATACTACCTCGTATAAGACATGTTGCGGGGCACGAAACGAATTGATGCTTTCTCACGGTCCTCTTGTGCCGCTAAATCAAACTGCTCAGCGTAATCGGCTTTTAAACCCATGATACGGTCTAATGGGACCCCTTCAAGTTTGATTGACAGGTAGTAAGCTAAGCCAGCCACCATACACGGTATAAAGCGGAATGGAATGTCCTGTGTGTTAACACCGTCGCCTGCATTGTTTAAACGACGTAGGCGGTAGTAGATAAGAGTGTACTGTGTACCGGAAACGCCTGTAGGCCAGATGTTTACGTTAGGTAGTCTAGTAACCGTTACGCTTGAACTGATTATATGTGATGCTGCAGTAGTACCGTTTTGTCCACGGTAGCAGTTTAGTAGTTGGTTACCGCTCACGTTCTGATACAGGATAGTTTCTGAATCAATGTTAATGTACCCTTGAGTAGCTAAGTTATCCGCATTTACCACGTTAATGGTTGTGTCTGTTGCCGATATAGCGGCTGACAGTGTGGTTGTAGCTGACGTATTTACATTGCCTGACTGACGGTCTATCCACACCTGAATAGGACGGCCTGTGGCATTCTTGTTTGGTATCGTGCTGTATGTAGTCTCGGATATGCGGTTGATGTTGATATCGGTTTGGTTTTGCGCTGAGCCAGTACGAATAACAGTATCCAACAAGTCAATGGTGTCAATAGGCAATGGATAGCTAATCTGACCGCCGTTTATGTTGATTGGGATTTGACCCTGCTCAATAGTCCATAGGTTGATGCCGCGGTTGGCCCACTCAATAGTCATCAAGTTGATGCTACGACGGGCGGTGCGGAAGTCGTAACCAGTACGAAGCTCTTTACCACAACGCTCAAATGCCTCTTCTATGAGGTCATTTAAGTCTAAATTGAATGATGATACACCGGTGGTTGCCATATGTTTTTACCAAATAATTACTATGTCAATTATGCCTAAACTTATAATAACATAATTATCGTTTTCGATTAGTTCGTATTGGACACCTATTGCGAACCCGCATATCATTCCAACACTGAACAGATGCATTATGTTACCTTCCTATATGGCTTAACTTTGCTTTTAATCTTATCAGGCTGGGCTACGAACTGCTTGCCGCTTGCTTTGCCTTTACGCTTCGCTTTGGTTGTCGCTGCATACTCTGCAGGGGTCAATGCCTTTATTGCTTTCTCTGGCAAGTAACGCTCACCTGTTTCAGATGATTTCTTACCGGACTTGGTTGTCCATTTCTGGTCGCCCCAAGCTTTTAAAGACTTTTGGCTTTTAGCTAACGCACTCACTTATAACCACCACCTGCGGCTTTATACTTCTTAGCTACTAGCTGTGCCTTACGAGCTGACCATTGACCTGCGCCTGTACCGTGTGTTGCAGCTGACTTAACTTGCGATACTATACGCTTCCTTAGTTCAGGCTTTGTGTAGTTACCAGCAGCGTTGACATTTTTACTCGCAGGAAGGCCCACTTTACCACCCTCTTTAAACAGCTCAACCTTATTAGGGTCATCCTTGCGGGTGATAATCTTTTTCTTAGGCATTTTGCTTGGGGCTATATCACCCATACCACGAGACGGTCTCATGATTACACCATCTTACCGCGTGTTTTACCACGTTGAGCGCAACCATCAGCACGACTAGAAGCTGAACCACCTTTAGACATCTTAGCGCAACCGCCGCTTTTCATGTTAATGCTCATGTCGTCTTCAGTTTGCCCAATAGGATATGTTTTTTGTTTAGGTTTAACCTTAGCCTTTGGAGCTGGAGGGGGTGGCGGAGGTGCAGATTTTTTTGGGGGTGTTGGTGTTGCAGACCCGTTGTCTACTTCTGCTTCCCATGCTTCTATTTTCTTAGCCATAATTATTTACCCTTTTTATACATACCGCCACCACACATGGCAATCATCTTACCTTTTGTCTTACCTTTAGTAGCACAACCATCTGCACGGGCTGAAGCTGAACCGCCAGATTTAAGTTTAGTTAGGTCTGACTTTTTACCACCGTGTAGTTGTGACTCATGCATGCCGATAGCTTTTTTAGCCATCTTTTTGTCCATCTTAATGTCTTCGTGTTTCATAATGATTCCTTTATTAACATTTCCAACGTCTTAATGACGCTGCTTTACGAGTAGGTTTGCCATTCTCGTCTTTCATTGGGCCTGGCATACCTGACATACGGGCACAAAACGATTTCTTACGTGGGCCACCTTCTGGCTGAGGGGCTTTTAAGTTAGACCCTGTTGCTGCGTTATACTTTGCACGACCTTTGGCTGTAAGTCCAGCACCTTTATCGGTAGCTAGTTTCTCACCACGACCAACGGCTAATGATACACCGCCTTTTTTAAAAGTCTTGCCCTTGTCAGCATCATTAAACTCTTTGGCTACTTTAGTGGGGATACCTACCTTCTTAGCGAATTTAGGATTATGCGCCGCAGCTGCCATTAGTTTTGCTTGTGGTTTACTCTTGCTCGGCATTTTTCTTAGCTTTCACAGAGAAGAAAGACTGTTTGTCTTCTTTTGCTTTTACTTCTTTAGTTTCTTTCTTAGGCTCTTTTTTGCCACCCTGTCCATTTTCGTTTACTATCATGTTAGCTCCTATCCAAATACTTTATGTGCAAATTGAGTAACTACAGCGCCAAGAGCTCCACCGGCACCCCCCACCATCATTAAGACTCTCCAGCCCCCACGAGCTTCCGCAAGGGTTGTGTTAATATCGTTAAGCATTGTTTTAACTGATTCCATGTCCTGGACCAGCTTATCCATATCAGCTTGTAGATGTTTAATCTCAGTTTCATGCACCGCTAGCTCTCGTTCTACGCTCATAGGTCACCTTAGCCGTAGAATAGTGTTGTATGCATATTAGCGGGAAGAAACACTCTAATACCGACATGCGCAAGAATACCTTCACCTGGAACAACAATATTGTATGGGATAGGGTCAGATGCGTCGGCTTGTAACAGAACGTCGTTGTAAACAACAACTGCTCCGCTAGTTCCGCCACTATTTGCAACCGTTACTGTAAATGTATTTGCATCCGCAACTGTTTGGACTTGGTATGGGTTATCAGTTAAGTCCCAGTCTAAATAGGTCCAGTCGCCAACCGATAATCCATGATTTACAGCTGTGATGGTAGCAGTTGTCGTTGACCTTGCGTATGTGCCTGTGATGCTTACGTTATCTACAAACGCAATGTACCCTGTTGCACCAGTAAAAGGAAATACTACTGCGCCCTTTACTCTAGTCCTACCATTAACCATAAGGCCGCTTGAGGAAGCATGTTTTGATTTTACATCATATTGCATTGCCATAATTAATCTCCTTAGATTGAAAGCGGGGCCGAAGCCCCTAGATTAATTAAGCAGTTAAGTTATTAGCTTGAACGTAACGAACGGTGATTACACCAGCGCCTGTACCTGTGTTTGTAGAAGTAACAGCAATCTTAACGTCTGTAGTACCTACATCAATGAAAGCGCCTGTACGTGTAGCATCTGTACCTGGAGTAACTGACAACACACCAATTGCTGCGCCATCAACTGCACCTGCGGCTGTGAATCTAGTAGCCAATACTGTTGTACCTACACCAAATGTAGTTGCTACGCCTGACCATACAGCTGAAACCCATACGTTGATTTCAACGATTTGGCTGTTTGCTGGGATTACGATAGTTGTTGCAGCTGAAGCTTGTGTGATTGGTGATGATTGTGCCATTACTACTTGGCCGATGTTGGCAACGTTAGTACCTAATGTGGTACCTGTTGTGTTAGCGATGTTACCGGCACGTATTGGGCCGCTGAATGTGGTGTTAGCCATGTGAATATCTCCATACAAAGTAAAGCCTAATAGTCTTGTATGCGTCTGCCGGGACAGTCTAGTAGGCCGGATTTTTCCCGGTTGATAACTGATTTATACTATGTTATTGTTCGTATGTCAATGTTTTATTAGGTTAACTATGCCATACAAAGACCCCGCAGTTCGCAAGGCAAAAGCAAAGTTATATTCGAAGAAACATTATGAAGGCAACAAGCCCGCACAGATTGAGCGTGTTCGATTAGGAAAGATAAAGAAACGCATTCAATGGGAAGCATTTAAAGCAACACTTGCTTGCGCCAACTGTGGTGAAAACCACCCATCAGCATTAGACTTCCACCACGTAGTACCCGACCCAGCCAACAGAAAGATAAGTGAATTAGTACAGAACGGAGCTTATAAAATAGCCCGTGAAGAAATAGAAGCCAAATGCATAGTCCTATGCGCCAACTGCCATCGTAAACATCACCACGAAGAACGGCAACTTAAGTCAGGTCAACTCACAGAAAAATAAAACCCCGCAAGGTTGCGCGTGGCGCTTGCTCGGATGAATGAGGGCGGCATAGGCGTGCGGGGTATAATAGACAACACGTACTTTCGCAGAGGTGTTGTGCGTATTACATTTATTATACCTTATTTATTCATTACGTACATAGTAACTTCAAAGCCAAAACGCATTTCAGTAGCTGCTGGTGTTGTCCACATAGTATATCTCCTTAAGTCGATTGAGTGTACACATCGATGTGCACATGTACACATTCTGCGCTTTTATAAACACGTTGCAATACGGAAAACCATTAAAAAAGCAAAGGGCCCCGAAGGGCCCTTGCACCTGACAGTCGAAACCATCAGGGGGATAACACTACCAAGCCAAATTAAGCGCCTGGAGAACCGTACATACCTAGTGGGTCAGAATAACCGAAGCTATAACGCTCACGAGATTTGTAACGTACGTTACCTGTATCGAAATCACCGTCCATGCTATTTTGCAATGGCGTACGAACAAAGTGTTTCATACCGTTTGGCACGTCTGTAGTCAAGAACCAAGCATTGTTGTCGGTCAAGAAGTGGTTAATTGTGTAACCTTCTGGGATTGAACCGTTGTTTTCAATGGCGTTGATGTCATTGTCAGCAGTACCTACGCGTAACTTAGTTTCCAACAAACGTGTTGCAACGAATTGCAATGCTGGTGGAACGATAAGTTTCTTAGGTTTAGCTGCAATCAATAGACCACGTTCGTCAGTCCAAGCTGCGATTTGAATAACTGCATTTTCCAATGAAGTTTCGTTCAAGTCCGCTGCAACTGCTGGGCGGTTACTGTTGGTGCCACCAGACACTAAGTTGTGGGTAGTTGAGAACAATGAAGTACCGTCACCACCTACGTATGAAGCGTTAAAGCCGTTGTTCAATACAGCTGCAGCTTTCACTTGTTTCGTGTAAGCCATAGCACGAGCCAATGCTTTAGTATAACGAGCAGACAATGAGTCATACAAGTTATCTTCGATAGCTTCTTCAGTTAAGCTGAAGCCATAAGCGATTGTTTCGTGGTTGTATCGAGCAGTCCATGCCTCTTGAGCATTGTCGTAAGCGATGGCAGAGCCCTCGTTTTTAACAGGTGCAGCTGAGAAGCCAGACAATTTTGTTTCTTCTTCGAATGAACGCTCTGAAGTCTCTGTTTCGTAGATTTCAGTGTGTTCTTCACCATATCGTGCATACTCTAAACCGAATAATGCATTAAGACCTGGTAGTAGCTCTTTAAGGAGCTGTGCGCGTGAAATAGCCATATATTATCTCCTTAATTAAGCGGCAGCTAAGCCAGTGGTTGATAGAAGTTGTGACAAGTTAAGTTTAACAATACACTCTACGAATGCATCTGCACCTGTCGCTGTCTCTGGAACTACGCTTACTACACGGAATGGGAAAGTTGCTGTAACAGCAGCTGAACCACCAAATATAGATGAAGTCGCGTTACCAGTATTTGCATCAGGAGTACCAACGATACCTGTTACGTTTGTGCCGACGATGTTTTTGCCTGCAGCTGTAATGGTTGAGTTGTTACCTGTAAGAGCCACTTTGTATAACGCAAATGGGTCATCAACAACATAAGCGATAACGTTAGTTACGCCTGAAGCTGGTGCGTATTGCGCTTGTACTGTTTGACCAGATGAGTTTGTGTATTGAACACCCACTGCAACGCCAAGAATAGCGCCTTGTGTTAAATCAGCGTCTGCTGATACTGTGCCGCCTATAACTAATTGAACTGGTTGACCATTGTAGATTGCTTGACCTGATGTTACAGGGTACTGACGAACAGCACCTGCGTATGGTAAGCCATCTAAACGGTTAATCGGTTTAAAGCCATAGGGAGCGGATACGGTTGGATAAGCCATAGATTACTCCTAATAAAATTAAATTAAATTAATTACCTTTGCCAAATGATGTCGTTGACTTACGCTCAGAGAACATAGGCATACGGGCATCGCTTTGACGCATTATGTTATTATCTACAGACTCGGTTTGTGATTTGGACAAGTTGTCGAAATGCTCATTTCGTTGTTGTACAAACTCACTTGGAGTCTTGCATAGTAATAATCCACCGATTTCGATGTTGTCTTTGTAACGACTATCGGGGTCGGCCAATACTGCTAACTGTGGTTGTTCTTCTAGCTTAACGGCTTCCCAACCTTCTCTGAGCTTGGCAGATAAGTTGCGTGGGTCCGCAGCGTTTAACGTAGCGACTCGAATCCAGCGATAAGAATAACCTTCTTGCTTATCGGGCTCTGGCAATAGTTCGGGTTGCTGCCACTGTTTAGGACGTTCTGTTACTGCGCGAGTATCTATATTACGAGTGATTCTTGTATCGGTCATATTATGCCTCCAGTTTTCTCATTGCAATTGCGTATTGCTCGTTAGTGATGCCTATCTTTTTAGCTAGGGCAGCTTGCCTTTGCGTTAGTTTAATCTTGTTTGAAGACGTACTACGCGTAGCTGGAGCAACAACAGTACTCAATTTTGTAGGAGTACTTTCCACTTTGCTTTTTGAATCCTCTGGTTCAGAATCCTCAAAATACTCAGAAAATCTCTTCCGCATTGTTTTGTCCAACGTAGAATAGTAATCATCAGAACCAACAACGACACCATTACGTTTAAGTTTTTCATGTAAACCTAACGCTGCAGCGGTCATCTCTTCGTCTGCTCCAAACCAATCATTTTTATCTCGCCATGATTGCGCTCGAGCGTCCGGCTGAGTTGCCGCGGGTTGTCGATACTGTTCTTGATGACTTTGTACATCATTATCATTGTCTTGTAAAGGGGGTAACTTAAAGCTCTTAGCTTGTGCAATCTTAATGCTTGCTTCTTGCATAGCTTGTTGGGCTTCGACCAAGCGGTCACTGTCACCATTGTCGTACGCATCTTTGTAAGCACGCTTAGCCATTTCAAGTTCTAAGTTGGCTGTTGCTTGGATGGATGATACGAACTCCTTCTCACCAGAAGCTAATGTGTGTTTTAGGCGTCGGTTCTCTTCTACAACACGGCGTGCAAGCTCAACGGCTTCTTGCTGCTCCCTGTATGCAGACTCCTTGGCGCGACGTTCATCATGCCATACCTTACGCATTTGTTTAAGTTTTTGCTTAGTCGCTTCATCGTACTTGGATAGGTCGTCTTGCTCTAACTCCTCCACGATGGCTTTCGGCATAGGTTCACGATTGCGGTCTTCTTCAGGCGTGTCGTCTACTATTTCAAATTCTACTTCTGACGCACTTTCCTTTTCAACTTGCTCATCGGGAAATGTAAATTCTTCTTTGTCAAATTCAGGCATCTTGTCCTCCTTATTTGCGAATAATACCGCGTGGCTCGTCTACAACGGCTTCAACAGTATCATCATTGATTAAACGGAATTCACGACCGTGAATTACCAACCTACTACCAGAGTGTGGGCGCACCAAAACAAAGTCGCCTTCTTTACACCACGGACCGCTAGGGAATCGTTTTTCATCCTTATAGCAATCTGGGCCTAAAGCAACCACGAATAATACTGTGGTCAATGCTTCTTCCATTCTAAGTGTCTCATCTGCTTTAACAATCCCGCTGTCGTATTCCTTATCTTTTGCCGGAATAGCGCATAGGATATGGTAGCCTGAGGGTCGTGGCACTTGAGCTGCCTTTTCTACATCTGTTGCGTCACCTACGATTGCTCGTATTTCTGCTTCTTCTTGTGCTTCTTTTTTGGCGTTTTCGGCCAGTTTTGATAAATCTAGTGCTTGAGCTAAATTTATGTTACTCGTCATCTGCGTTTTCCAATCGTTTTTTGAGGTCTGTAATTATGGAACAGGCGGCTTCAAGTCCTCGTAACTGACCGCTTGTGTACTTGTATTCCTCAAATGAAGCGCAACTACCGCGTGCCATTGCATCTGTAAGCATGGCCATACGGTCCCTGTACTCTTTAAGAAGAACATCAAATAAGTTTGAATCCATGGTTATTCACCTTTTGTCGGTTTATTGGTTTGTTGCTTCGATTGGAACTGTTGTTGTGATATTTGTTTCATCACGTCAACGCCCTTGTCAATTGCATGTTGTTGCTTAGTCGCTTGTAGCTGAGCAACGGTTTTAAGTAGGTCGTTCTTTTGTTGGCCTTTGGTTGTCTCTTGCTGACCTAGTACACGTGCAGCTTCAATTTTCAATTGCTCTGCTTTGAATACAGCATCAGTTTGGTCTTTCTTCTCTTTACGTGCTTGCTCCGCTGTTTTCAACTGTAGCTCTTGCTGCTGCATCTGAATCATTGGGTCTTGTTGTTGCTGCGCCGCTTGCTGTTGTGCAACTTGCGCTTGGTTAGACTGCAATAGTTGTTGAGCCGCTTGAGCCAACATAGGAGCCAACTGCGCTTCCATTTCTGGGTCCATGTGAACATCATCACCCATCTCATCTTTCTGAGGTGGTAAGGCCATACCCAACTGCATCTCCATCTGTTTACGGTATTCAAAGCCCATGTGCTCGTTGATGTGAGCCATCATCGCAGCCTGCATCTGTTGTGCCGCTGGGTTACCTTGAAGCATTTGTTGGATTTTAGGGTCTTGCATAGCAGCCATGTGCACGGTGATATGCGCTTGATGGTCTTGCATGATGAAGGCTTTTACTGGTTTCATCATCAGGATGTTTTGGTTCTCAGTCACTGGGTCAGTCGGCTTCTGGTCATCGTCCATCGGCACTAACTTAGCGGCTTCCTTAATACCTAACACTTCTAACATCTGACGGTGTAGTAAAGGCATGTTATATATCTGTGGTGATTGTTGCGCAAGTTGCATAACTGCTTGATATTGCACAATCTTCTGCGCCATTGTGGAGGCATTAGGGTCTGATACAGGGATAACTGTAACGTTATCGTAGTCTGATTTCTTAGCCCTACGGTCACCTTCTACAGGGTCGTAGTTATACTCTTCTGGCGTATAGGCAGCAATGATGCCTTTTAATAAGCCTAACTCTTGTTTCATTGAATAGTGGATACGAGCCTGTACAGCACTCATCACCTTCAATGTACGCTCAAGGATTGCCAGTGTAGTGCCAACTGGGCTGTTCGCAGACATGTCACTGATTTGTAGGTCAGCAGTATTAGCGAAGCGACGGCCTTCATCAACGATTTGGCCAAGCAATGACATAAGAACTTGTGACGGCTCTTTGTATGGCAATGGCATGATGTTGTCTTTTAACGCACCGCTTGGTACATCCACATCACGGAACTCACCTGGAGCTATCGGTGTGTCATCACCCTTGACACGAAGGCCGCGAGTTTTAAAACCACCCGGTAGATTGCTGAGCGTACCCGCATCAACAAGTTGACGAATAAGAGAAGTACCCGACTTAGCAAAAGCACCGACCAGATGAATAAGCCCAAAATAATAAAAGCCGAAACCCGGAACATAACCGTAATGGACGAAGTGCTGGCGTTTTTGTTTGGTTTCATCGTTTGGGTCCCAGTTGCGGCGGATAGCCAATATGGTTGTGCTGCCTTTTTCCAAGGTTACTACGTATGGTAAGGCTACGCCTGTAAGGTTGCCGCCCTCATCCTTGTCCTCATACCCCGGCAAGTCTAAGTCAACGTGCATCTCCAATAGCTTATAGCGGTCATCCGTTGACGCACGGAAGCCCATCTTCTCAGCAATCTTCTTCTCCACCTCATCAAGGGTGTTAGCTGGTGTACCTAAGTCCACGTCTAAGTAGAAGCCGGCCACTTGCAAGCGGCGTAGTTCATTCTCTGTCTTACGCATTACATGGGTAACGCGCTCTGCTGACTCAAGGTTTGACGCACCGTATGGTACTACCATGTCTTCAGCTGGGACGAATATGGATACCTGACGGTCTAAGTGCGGGTCAAAGTACACCTTCTTAAAGGCGTTACCGCTCAATCCTAGGCCCCACAGCATGCGTTCGTGCTCTGGGCGGTACTCCTGCATCACATCCATCAATTGATAGTTCATATCGTCTTGGACGCGTGCTGCTGCTTCTTTCTTATCCTGTGTTTCCTTACCGATGATTTGTGTCTTAACTGGACCCGCACCTGGGAACATAGACATCATGGTCTCTGCTTGGAACTTAACTAAGGCTTCTGACAGCAATGGGTGGTAAACGCCACAGGCACCGTCCCACGGTTCTGTACGCTCTTCAATCTTCATACCTAGCAGCTCTAGGCCATCTACGTAGGTTTGCATCCAGTCTTTACGCGAGCTGATGTCATCATCGAAGTCCGAAATCAAATCGGAGGCCAATTCTGCCAATGCACCTTCACTTATGTATTCAGCTAGGTTATCATTGAACTCATCGTCCATTGGGTCTTCAGGCTCCAACAGGATATCAAGGTCACCCATATGAATCGCAACGGATTCAGGGTCTTCTATTTCTATCTCAATCGGTTCGATGGTATCATCATCTGGGATAATCCCTTGCGGGGCTGCGTATAAACTCTTTTCAATGGCCATAGTAATTCCTTAGTAATAGGCTGCTTTACGTTGATACCGATATAATACATCATCATCAGCTTCGTCGCTAGGTAACTTAATAAAGCCACCTTTTCTAAATCGGATTAACGCCTGTGTGCAGCTATCCACAAAGTCATCGTGTGTACCTACTGGGAATTCGGCACATTCTGTTATCACCTCATTCGCCCAACGTCTGTCTGTCGGTGCCCACACCATCCCTGATGCAAACAAGTCTGTGACCGAGTTAACCCTTGACACTTTATCTTTTACCGGGGTGTACTCCGAAACAGGCATGCCCATGGACCGTAGCTCTTGGTATAGCGCTGCGCCGTTAGACTTCTTCTCCACCAAGAACGTATCAGGTTCCCATTCCTTGTATTCGGCAATCATGCGTCGTTTGAGTTCAGGGAACTCCATCCGCTCTTTCCACGCATTGAGCAGGATTATATTATTCTGATTGGTCTCTTCATTAAAAAATATGCCCCAGAGTGTAACTGCATTATAGTCAGCCCTGTTGTGAGACTCCTGAGCCGCGTCCAAAGACATAATCGTATATTCACATACCGGTGGCGACTCTCCCTCCCAGTGCGACCACCACTCTTTCTTAATGAGTTGCGCTCCTTCTGCAGTTGGATTCTGCAAATACTGACTCGACCAGTACCGTGTATCCATACCAGCGCGTTTCTTCTTGAGCTCTTCAAGGGGCCAGAACTCTGGCCATAGCGACCTTTCATCATCGGTACCTTCATCTAGTATGGCTGGAAACTCAACGACCTCCCACTGGTCGGCATCCGGGTTCTTTATCATGTGGTTAACCAACTGACCTGTCAGGTCCATCATCGACCAGCGTGTCATCACCACTATAATAACCCCATTAGGCATCAACCGTTGTAACGGGCCTGACTGGAACCACTCCCATGCGGATAAGAACACCGACGGGTTACCTGTTTTCGCTTCCTGTTCTGAGTGCGGGTCATCAATCACAAACACATCGGCACCACGACCAGCCAACGCACCGCCCACACCAGCCGCATAATACTGACCGCCGTCGCTAGTGTTCCACTGCCCGGCCGCTTTTGCATCCTGATTTAGGGATACATTTGGGAATACACCTCGATACTCTTTACTACCAACCAAATCTCGCACCCTACGACCGAAAGTAGTAGACAAGTCAGCGGTATGCGTGGCCATAATAATCTTTTTATCTGGGTGGTGTCCCAAAAACCAAGCAGGGAACAGATAAGACACAAGCTCAGACTTACCCATACGAGGAGCAATGTTAACAATAATACGTTTTTTATCACCATCAATCGCCTCCTCCAGTAATTTAGCCAGTCTTTTGTGGTGAGCACCCACCATGTAGTTCGGATACACCGCTTTTACGAAGTCAAGCAGTCCGCCTTGAGCCGCATTTCGTTTTATACGACTCATTTTCTCTTCAATAAGGTCTAAAAACTCCTGCTGTTCCCTTTCAGGCATCTTTTTCAGGTTTGTCAAGACATTTATACCCTGCTCAATCGGCAAGGTGGCAATATATTCCTTCAGGCTACTCACCTAATAGCGCTCCGATGTCAATTTTAGGCATGGACGGCAGTGGTGACACAGCAAGTGGGTCAGTTTGGACTAGTATGTCCACGGTTTTAGGTTTAGTAGCGTTCACTAATGGTACTGGGGCGGTTTCGGCAGCTGAAGTAAAGCTTCCTTCTATCAGCATTCCCAGTTTTTCGTTCAGTGCCGCGTCGATTTCGTCGTCAGTACGTTGCTTATATGTGATTTCTTGCTTCTCAACGAACATTCCTACGTCTGCCAGCTTGCCTAGCAGCTCCACAGCCTTGAGTTGTACCTTCGGGTCCTTGTTATCGGACAGGTTTAGCAGTTTGTTCGTGACTATCATACGAATTTGGTCCGTATGCTGGATGACTCGCCAGTCGTATTCCGATACTAGCGCTTCTAATTTGATAATGGATTCGGGTTTTTGCAGTTTTGTATGGGTTAGGGCGGATTTATTCCCGTCCACATAGGCTTGGAACGCTGTTTCAGCATTGGCTGCATCCTCATCGGTGACCTCTATGTCGGGCGCACCACTCCTACGGAGTATATCTTTCGCTGTTTTGGCAGCGGCACTTACGATTTGTTCTGGCATTAAGTCCTCAGTACGCATTGGTGTACGTATTAAATGGGGTTCGTATGGAACCACTCCTTCAAGCAAATCATATAGTTGTATTCTCTGCGAAGCCATGGGGCGTAATCTACCTTATAAATCATTAACTTGTCAACGTCGCGGGGCTCGAACCTGTAAAATTTTATAATAAAAATTTTTAGGGGTCATCATATTAAGTCAGGGGGTGTCATGATATGAAAATAGAAAGATGCTTGTCCAAAACAGAGAGGGGAGGGGAGGGCGTCAATTCCAGAAAAAACGGGGGTAGGGGGTGCTGGGACGGGCGGACATATGTCTGAATGGGTATGATACCTATTGACAACAAATGATATCAGTGTAGAATAGGAACTGTTGCGAAAGCGACAATTACTTTAACTTAATAGAGGACTTATCATGTCAAACAAAACTAAATCATCACCTGTTGTTGTTATCACTGTATCACCTGAGCAATTCAACGAAGCATTAGCTGGTATTGCGACCAATGGCATTGCAATAAAAGAGAATTTTGTTATCGCCGCAAAATTCATAGCGCAAGCGACTAACAAGACTGAGCAAGACAAAAGCAAAAAAGAATTGGCTAAAGCATACCAATTGCTAATGTCTCACCTAAACGGCAAACTGTTTGCTTATGACAGCGCGACCAAATGGGTGCAGCGCAATGTTAAAACCTTAAGCGGCAATCCTAAATTCAAATGGCTGGTAAGTAAAACAGCGGCGGCGGCAAAAAAACGCGCGGCTCGTGCTGGTAAAGTAGCGGCACCAGCGGCGGCACCAGCGGCACCGAAAGCGACTGTAACCAGCATTGAAAAAGTGCGGGACGCGCTAATCGCGAAAGAAAAGAAAAACCTTGATGATTTTATCAACATCATTCCAAGCGGTAAAATTAAAGAGTTTGAGCAAGCATACGCGGCATTCATTCAAACACTTGAACTCATCTTAAAATAAACTAACAGGAAACAAGGCGGCGCAAGCCGCCTTGCTAAAATCATGAATACACTAAAAGCAATTCCAGCATACGGCAGAGAATACGATAATCACGAAGCGCTTATTGCGGACTGGTTAGCGGGTAAAGATTTTAGAATTGACGGCGGCGGCTACTTTTCAATACGTGATTATGATTACCTTGCTATCACGTTAAATTATGATGACATATGTATCGCCCATGATTACAACCCGATATCGTCAGTATCATACATAAACTTATTTAAACCAGCGACACCAGCAGAAATGGCAGAGTTTTAATCATGTGGCAATACGCGTGTTTTCAAATGATGAAGCGAAAATTAAAAACCCAGCTTTATAAATAACCCGAACCCCGCTCAGAAATGAGTGGGGTTTTTTTATGCCAGGAACGAGTGACAATCAGTAAGCGAGCCAGCGAGCTAGTCAGCCTGCGACCGACCAGTATGCGACCAACAACGCGCCATGCCAACCGCGCAAACGCCACCCCCTTGACATAAGGGAATTCCCCTTTTGGACACTCGGACATATGTCCGCGCGTCACTCGTTCCATAAGATAGTAGGACAGTCGGACAAATGTCCGCGTGGGAAGGTAAAAAAGGTGTTACAGGTAACACGTAACCCAATGAAATCAATACGTTACAGGTTGTTACAGCTAATGGTATTCGTTCATACTAATTCATACGCGTTGTTACAGGCGCACGGTAACAAGTTACCTGTAACTGATAATGCAAGCGTGCCGCCAGCAAACCCAATGGCAGTGCGGATTAGCAGGTTTTTTATTTACTCAAATACGCGGTATATATAATTTAATAGAAAGGAAAAAGTATATAACCTGTAACATGTAACTTTGATATTTTGGCTGTCCCTGTGTTCACAGGTTAGCAAGTGTGCCAGCTATAATGTTTTTTGAGTGTCACGCGGAAAATGACCCTTTTTTTACCTGTAACACCGCATGGCTCTAGGCATACAGCGCGGCACGCTTCCATTAGCAGTTACAGCTAACCAGTGCCACAAAACCCCTAAAAACTAGCGTAACAGCCTGTAACTGTGAACATTACCTGTGAACATGGGTGAACAAAATATCAGTTACATGTTACAGTCTGCTTGACAACTCAACCCCAAAAACCTATGCTGATTACATGTAACTGTGAACATTTTCGTTACATGTAACTGTAACTGTGAACAAAGGAGATTTAAGATGGGTGAATTTTTACTTAGTATTTTGGGTTTTGACGCAACAAATAGCTTCCTAGTCTACAAGCGCAGAGTCCACCGCGCGAACTTTAAAGTGAACCAACCAGTGGCTATTGCATACCCCAACCCAAAGCGAAAGACAACGGCTCGCTACTATCGTATATACAATAGGTTTTATGCATTTGACATATTGCATGAACTGGTGCGTAGCCAAGACCCCGACGTGATAGACCAAAAAGGGTTTACAGCAAAGGGGCGCGCACACGTAGACAGCGAGGTAATGAAGTTTGTATCGTTAGGTCATTCATACGAGCAGATAGGGGAACAACTGGACTGGCACCCCGAAGCAGTGAAGTTAGCACTCGTTCGTCATAAGAATAGATTGTATGCAGAGCGCGAAGCTAGCCCTATGGTGGCTGACATGGCTACGCTTGAGTATTACAACCCCGATGAGACACCGATACAACCCGAGCACTTGACAGCAGACCAAATAGCGAAACGTGAAGCACTGCTAGCCGAATGGGAATAGCCAATCACAAAACGTCATAGCTTGACTTAAGACCTCAACAGGCGTATAATTATAGATGTTCAGTTGATGAACACAGTTTGTTTGGTAGGACATTCGGACATTTGTCCGAATGTCTTTTTTATTTAGTTTTTATGGAGATGACTATCATGTGTAACAAATGCAACAGCACAGAAGTAGAAGTATCAGCACCATTAGTAACTGTACCCGCAACACCACTCCTCGCTACGTGGGCGGGCTGGAAAAACGAGAGCGATAAGTTATTCGTATCCAACCGCGTGCGTGAGTTCATGGGTTCGCAATACAAGCAAGAGAACTACGACCACTGGCACAACGGACGCAAGTATCGTAACGGCGACCACAAGGCATACCAAACCGCTGGGCATTCCACAGCCAAATACATAGCCACAGCCAAACCACTTGCGACGCGCGATGTGACCACCATACAGGACGCGACCAAACTTGCCCACTATATACACCACATGGACAACATAAGTCGCAAGGTCGCCAAATCCATAGAGCCAGCCATATTCACAGCCATGGAGAACTTTACCAACGGCACATGGGAAGCCATAGACGTCATGCGCTCACTGCACCCACATACCCCATACCACGCAAGCACCGACAGTACACCCGAACAGCGCGAGCGGTACGAAGCGTCATGGTCAGCGTTTCATACATTTAATGCCTTGCACCGCGTACACGTGTCCACCGAGGACATCAATCAGATAGCATACTACCCAACGCTCAAGCATATGCGTGATGGGCGCGAGGTGCGCACCCGCCTTGGTCGCTACCTAACCAAGTACCAACATGCCCTAGCCCTGTCTGACCTAGAAGTCAAGAGCATAGCCGAGAAACACGCTAGCAATATGCAGTCGCGTGGTGGCTGGACAGTATCATTCAAAGAGCACGATGACGTGCAAGGCTGGCTTGATGTGTATGGCAGTGAGTACGTGTCTAGCTGTATGCAGAATGAGTCTGCTATCCGTGTGTATGCCCATGAGAAAAGCGTACTGCGCCTAGCGTATGTGCAAGCTGGCGACCGTATTACAGCTAGGTGTATTGTGCGTGATGACGATGACAAAGGCTGGCTACGTGTGTACCCCGACCCCAATGGCAGTGCAGAGGGACGCTATCTGCTGGACAACCTCAAGGCTAATGGCTACGAGAACCGTATTAACTTGGACGGTGTACTACTCCAGTACATCACAACCAGCAACGGCAGTATCGTTTGTCCATACCTAGACAGCGGGGACAATGGCTCGCAGACAGTAGGCACGACCAATGTAAACGGCAAGACGTACCTCAGAGCGGGCGATGGCGAGATGAACGCGACCAACACCAATGGCTACTGCGAGGACAATTCATGCTCATGCGATTGTTGCGGTGATAGTTATAGCGAGGACGAACTTAACTACATAGAGCACGATGGTAACAACGTGTGCGAGTATTGCCGTGACCAAAACTATACCTATGCGTATGGACGTAGACACGAGGACTATTTCCCCGAGGACGAATGCGTACGTGTTGGCGATGATTGGTACTGGACAGAAACACTTGACCACCATGACATCTATCGATGCGAGCACGATGGCGAGTACTACCACATGGACGACATGACACAGACCGTTGATGGCTTGTATCACAATGACTATGTTGTATGCGTAGGTCACCCCGATGTTGATGGCAATGACTACGTACACCAAGACAAAGTGCACATACTATCAGATGATACGACATGCCATATAGACCAAGCTGACGAGTATCAAGCTGAGATTGATGCCGAGATGGAAGAAGCATTGCAAGCATAACCCATGCGGACATTTGTCCGAGTGGCACAACCTATTAGGAGAATTACAATGGAACAACTTATTAGTATTTTAGAAACACGTCGCCAACATGACAGCGACGGCGAAGCATCATTCATTGAGCGGTTCATACTGCCGTTAGACCCAACACCCATGCTAGGTGCAGATGGGCAAGTCATCGCCTACGTTGTAGACGTCAAGCGTAACGGGGTTTTATGGTCGGCTCACGTAGACACGATGCACCGCGACAAGGGAGCAAACGAGGGTGTCCTCACGCAAGAAGTGTGGGTGTCCGATGACGGCATGGCTTTCGTTACCGACAAGGCAGACTGCTTAGGTGCTGACGATGGTGCTGGCATGTGGCTTATGTTCAACATGATTGCGCGTGGTGTTGCAGGTACGTACATATTCCATCGCGGCGAGGAGATTGGTTGCTGGGGTAGTGGCGAGATGGCTATCCATCATCGTGCGTGGCTGGCAGAGTTTACCCATGCTATTGCTTTTGACAGGCGAGGTACGACCAGTATCATTACCCATCAGCGTGGCGAGCGTGCGTGTAGCGATGCGTTAGGCAATCAGCTAGCTGAATTGTTTGGCTTGGGCTACGTGCTAGACCCGACAGGTGTGTACACCGATACAGCAGAGTACATGGACATCATACCCGAGTGCGTCAACATAAGTATTGGGTACGACAGCGAGCACAGCCATTTTGAGTCGCTTGACACTAACCACTGCCTTGCGTTGCGCGATGCTATATGTGCACTGGATTGGGACAACATTACCCTTGTTGCCGAGCGTGACCCGACCAAGCGTGAGTACCGTCAGCCTACTAGCTACCCTAGCTACGGCGGGTTTAATTCATGGCAGACTAACCGTGGCACTACACCATCAGCCATAGATGCGTACGAGATACCATCGGTTAATCAGCTGTTGACTGTGTCTACACGTAGCGTAGCCGAGTGGGTAAGCAAGGCAGACCCCGAGGACGTAGCCATGCTGTTGCAAGACCTAGCCGACCAGATTGAGGAAGCTAGCTACGCGCTATCCGATGCGTACACTGACTACGACCGCGACCATCTAGCAGTGGGGATGATGTAATGGCTACGATACTACGCATTAGATGGGATAACGTGGGCTTGCTTGTGTTGTCTGTTGTGCTGGCTGTGTATGGGTTTCTAACAGAGAACTACTACGCACTAGCATGGCAGGCGGTGGCGATGGGGCTAGCAGTAGCCCTGCTCAAAGAGCGAGCACGTTGTACACAGGCAAGGTTGGTAGCGATACACTTTGCAGAAAAGAATGGACTATTTGATAAGGATAAAAAAGATGGCAACACTAAGACACGGGACTAATTGGAACAGGCGCGGCATACATGAATTTGATGAGCCGACCGTACCCCCATCACAGCTGACTAACTTTGTGCGTGATTACTTGGAAGCGTGCTTTGATGGCAGAGAAGTAACCGTACTACCTAAGTACCAAGATGAATTGGACAGGATGTTGTGGTAATACAATATCACACGCTTGCAATAAGACTCAGACGGTGTATAATGGTAGACCTAGTGAGTAGTAAGTGTAGTACCCCATTCGGACATTTGTCCGCGTGGACTTTTTAACCAAGGAGAACGACATGCAATTAGTTTCAGATTCACCATCAGCATCACCAGCAGTAGCAGTAAAAGCTAAGTACGCAAAGCAACGCGCACATATCAAATCAATCTTTAACAAGTACCCCGACATGAAACCAGCAGAGGTAGCACGCTGGGCTAACTGCGATGCACAGCTTGTGTATCAAATGCGTTGGGAAAAGAAACACAAGGCTCGTGCTAAGGCACGCGCTAAGGCACAGGCTAAGGCTAACGCTAACGCTAATGCAACACCAGTACAAGCACCAACGACAGCACACACTACGATGACAGTACACCCTACTGTATCAATTAAAGAAGCATGCGAGATATTGCAACGCGCTGTTAAGAACGTGGACAACCTAGACGTTACAGTGATGCCTACTTTGGTACAGTTCGACTACCAAGGTTCGTTGTATGCGGCACCACCAGCAGAAGCGAGCATACTATTAGACGCAATCAAGACATTGAAGTCTTACGCAGTATAAATAAAACAATAGGAGAACATCATGGCAACAACAAATGCGTACAATTTTGCAGTTAATCACCACGAAGCGGCGACTTTAGTACGTACAAATGGTAACAAAGTATCGTACATTTTTGAGGGTGAGCCCGGCGTGGGCAAGTCTAGTATCTTGAAATCCCTTAAGGAACAAATGGGAACGAGTGACTACGACTTTGTCTACGTCGACGTGCCGTTAAAAGACATTCCCGACATTGCGCTTTCAATGCCCGACCACGAAGCTAAGGTCACGCGAGCGTTCGTAAACGAGATATGGCTAGGCACGGACAAGAGCAAACCTAAAGTCATCTTACTTGATGAGGTGTTTAAGGGTACGGACTTTGTTAAGCTAATGATGAACCGCCTATTGCTTGAGCAGATGGTGGGTGACTACAAGTTACCCGAGGGCAGTATCGTATTCGGCACAACGAACTTTGCGACTGATGGTGTGGGTGACAGAACCAATGCCCATAGCAACAGCCGTGTAGTTCGTGTGCCAATGCGTAAGCCGATGGGTGATGAGTGGCAAGCGTGGGCAATTAACAATGCTATCCATGAGCTTGTTATCACGTGGGCTAAACAGAACCCTGCTATCTTTCATTCGTATAAGGACACAGAGTTTGATGCTAGAGCGCACAAGGACGGGCAAGGGATATTCCATTATATATTCCACCCACAACACAACAACCAGCAGTACGTGTGCCCACGTACCTTAGAGCTAGCTAGCCATCAGATATATAACATGGACACAACAGGCGAAGCACTAATGACCAAGGCACTGATTGGTACGGTAGGTATGAAAGCGGCATTGGATATGAGCGCAATGTTTGCGTTGGGCGGTGACCTACCCACACTGGATGATATCGTGAAGCAACCCGATAATGCGCGAGTACCAAAGAGCGCACCAGCACAGCTGATGCTAGCGTTTAAGTCATTGCAATACCTTAAGGCGGATAACGTGGATGCGTTTGCTACGTACTTCCAACGCTTGCCTAAAGAGGTGATGAGTACGTGGATTAAAACCATAGTATCTACACCATCGGTAAAGAGCATTGCGCTTAGCAACCAGCAGATTAAAACGTTTGCAATAGCTAACTCATGGATACTTTAGCTAAACAAAAGCGTATTGATATGCGTGACTTTTTAGTGCAAGTGCTTATTACCAAGTCCATTGACACATACAACCTTGTGGATAATGTAAAGCTATATCGTTTGATATATAACGGGCTTGTTAAATGGCAAGAGGGTAATAAACGGCATTATGAAATAGTGCTGACTAAACAAGGGCACGCGTTTATCAACGAGCATAAGGATTTGGTATGAGTAAGAAGCAGATGATACCGTTTCTAACCGAGTGGCTGATTACACATGGGACTAACATAGTGGATATTAACAGGTCGTCAACGATACCCATAACAATGCTGATAAAGGCGATGCGGCTTGGGTATCTAGTGGACGTATCAGTCGGTATGCCTATGATGATGAAGCTTACTAAAGAAGGTATAAGATATTTACAGGAGAATCAGAAATGACAACATTAAATGCGGCAATAGTAGAACTAAACGTATCAACATGGACAGCGCGGAAGCTAGACAAAACTGCGTCAAAAGAAGTTAAGGTAAACAAGGGCGCGTTCAGCGATGATGCGGCACGCGTTAACAAGAACCTACTGGCTGGTATGAACAACCTTAAACGTGTGACTGACTTCGTGGCTTTAACGCGCAATGACTTCTATCGTTTGACATTGCCTTGGTCTGACAGTGGGCAACGCTTGGTACCTATGATGCAGTTCTTTGAGTTGAAGCAATGGATTAACGACCAAGAAGCTACGTTCAATCAGCTAGTGGCAGAGTTCCTACGTGACTACCCTACGTTGATTAGTGCGCAAGCCTTCCAGCTGGGTGCGTTGTTTGACCGTAACGAATTCCCCGACGTTGAGGAGATTGCTACTAAGTTTAGGTTCAAGGTGGGCTTCCTACCCCTACCAAGCACAGGCGACTTCCGTATCGATGCACCGAATGAAGTAGTAGAGAGCATGCAGAAGGAGTACGAAGCGATGTACAACGAGCGCATTGCACAGGTGAACCAAGACCTATGGATTAGACTGCACGACACGCTTAAACACATGAGCGACAGGCTAGGCTATGATAGTACTGGCAAGGCTAAGATATTCCGTGACAGCATGGTAGAGAATGCTGTAGAATTGTGCGACATGCTAAAGAGATTGAACGTAACGAATGACCCTAAGTTGGAGAAGGCTAGGAGTTCATTGGAGTCAGCCTTATTGGGTGTGGATGCCAGCGAGATTAGATTAGAGGGAGCACGTGATGAAATCAAACACAAAGTCGATGTCGTCATCGCTGATTGGTTCTAACTGCCGCACACAACTAACTGAATGGTTGGTTATGTATGGGACACGATGGGTAAATTTTCATGAGATATACGATAAGTTTAGATTGGGTTACCCCGAAAAAGAAGGCTACATCGAGCGCAAAAACGACCCCGAGCTAAAGCCGGGCGAATACTTACACTTTAGACTGACCGATAAAGGATTGGAGTTTATAAATGAGACATGATGAATTAACAGCAGAGCAGTTGATTAGCAAAACCAAAGTTGCTATCATGAACGACGACCAATGGAAATGGATGGCTGGTATCGTTATGATGGGTAGCAGTGGGATTGTTGATGGTGACCACAAGGTGCAGACAGCCGCGACCGATGGCTTGAACGAATTGTACCACCGTGACTTTATCGAGGGGCTTACCTTGCCGCAGATTAAGTTCATCGTGTTGCATGAGAACTTCCATAAGATGTTTAGGCACTTGTTTGTATGGCAGTCACTATGGAAAGAGTCACCCGAATTAGCCAACATTGCATGTGATGCGGTAATCAACACCCAGTACTTGTACGGTAAGGCTGGCATTGAGTTCGTTGAGGGTGGTGTGTACATGCCCCAGTACAGCGATGCGGATGTGTGGAACGTCAAGGCTGTGTACGATGACCTTGCCAAGAACGCTACGGAAGTACCGCAGAGCGGACACGACGACCATGACTGGGAAGAAGCCGACCAAATATCTGAGGAAGAAGCCAAGGACATTGAGGTACAGGTAGACAACGCACTACGTCAAGCCGCGTTAGCTGGTAGTATCGGTGCGAGTATGCCGCGTAGCGTGTCTGCGATGCTAGTGCCCGAGGTGGATTGGAAGACATTGCTTGCTGAGTTCTTTAAGAGTGCGTGTGCAGGTAATGACAAACAAACATGGCGCAGACCACACCGTACTTACGTAGCATATGACTTGTATATCCCAGCACCATACAGCGAGAGCATTGGTCGTGTGTTGATTGCTGGCGATACGTCTGGTTCGATTGATGACGGCTTGCTTTCTACGTTCATGGGGTACATGCAACAGCTAGCTAACGAAACACAGCCGAACGGCATAGACATCGCATGGTGGGGTAGTAAGGTAGTGGGCGTGGATAGTTTTGAGCGCGGTGCTATGGATGCACTGGCTAGCGCAGTCAAGCCTGTGGGCGGTGGTGGTACGTCACCATCATGTATTACTGATTGGATAAAGGAGAATAAAAATGAATACGTATGTGCAATCGTTATTACCGATGGAGAGTTTTATGGGGATAGTGTTGGGGATTGGGGTGATTTGCCTGTACTTTGGCTTGTCGTTAATAGTCGGCCAGTTCCTAATATCCCAGTCGGACAAACTGTTCAAGTAAGTACACTAACTAATTGAAAGGAACGAGTGACATGTCATGGAACTATCGCGTGGTTAAATTTGGCGGTGCGTTTGACGAACCGTATTACGAAATTAAAGAAGTGTACTACGACCGAGATGGCTCGCTCCAAGGGTATTGCGATGCGACAGTAGCAAGCGACACCTTTGAGGGTATCATTGAAGTGCTTGACCAAATGAAAGCCGATGCACACCGCATCATAATAGATGAAGAAGAATTCTTCAGAGAGGACTTAGAATGAAAATTACATTAGACTTAACGGACTCAACGCAGTTAGCCGAGATACTGGATGCAATCGTAGGTGCACACTTGAAGTCAAGTAGGAAGCAGATTGTTGACTGGCACTCAACCCACCCCGACGACGTGGAGTACGACACCAAAGTAATAGGGGCATTGGATACAGTAATAGAATACTTTACAGGAGAAGATGATGCCGTGTAATCAGAACTGTAACCAAGGTCGTAACTGCGACTGCAAGAAAGATTCAAGCGTAGACCGAGCCACCGTAGTGGTAGTAACGTTACTACTTATCTGTATTGTTTCCATTGGATTTGGGCTATACAAACTAATGCATGGAAACAAAGGGCAAGAGTGCGCGGTGACTTTGCAATTCAAGGATAATGTTAAGGCAACCTACATTGGGCGAAGTGTATGATTTACTTCATGACATCGTTTATTCTTTGGGCTAATCAAGCACCTACATTTTGGTGGCTTGGCTTTATATTTTTTCTAATTTTAGAAATATGGTTTCATCTGGGGGAAAACTGACACGCACACGACTCGCGTTAAGTCGGCGAGTACCCCACCCTATAAATAGTTTGTGTTGAATAAACGGTTTAAAATTACACACAAAACTAAACTCATAGTATAGATTCAAGACAAAAAGTAAACTAAAGGAGAAGGATTATGTTTGATTACATAGAAAGAATATTTGACGAGTACGGTCATGGGCTCATAGTAAAAAGTATGTACGGACTAAAGGTTGAACCCGACCCTAACCGTGCGAGCCGAGTGCAAGCTGTGATTGATAGTATGGGTGATAAATATTTACTGGCTAAGCCTGTGGAGAGATTGAATGGACGACCTTAATGTAAGAGACCTATTCGCTATGCTTGCTATGTGCGGACAGTTAGCCAATTCAAAGATAGATACAGACGCATCATATGCTGACGTAGCAAGATGTAGCTACGAGATTGCGGATGAAATGATAAAAGAAAAGGAGAAGCGTGATGCTACCGTACCACGAAATAAAAACTAAGTCAGTCATAGGTAATGCGGTAATACAGGAAGCTATGCGTAGCGATGCCAAGTGGGTGAAGTACTTTAACTTTGATGCAACGCAAGTGCCCAACCACATACTAGCCCTTGACCCTGTGATAGCAGACATAGGCAGTAGGCATCCGTTGATTGGTGGGGTGGTGATGCTACCACCCCATACGTTTTATAACTGGCATACAGATACTCGTAGGGGTGTAAGTATTAACATGGTGTTGAACCCACAGGACGGACTGAGCCACTGCATATTCACCCCCGACAAAGATGTTGTGGTAGGGGAGTTTACTGAGCTACAATATCAACCCGACACTTACTATGTGTTTAATACACAGGTTAATCACATGGTGCTGAACTTTGAACAACCTAGGATGTTGCTGACCATTGAGTTCGGTGAAGACAAAGACGCCTTTAGTTACGACGACTTATTACTGGAGATACTATGAGTAAACACCACGACGAACAAGAAAGACAGCGGTCAGCTAGAAAGAAAGCCGAGATTGACGCCGAAGTAAATGCCAACAGAGAGATTGTGTATAACTATGTTGCCGCACGTAAAGATGTTTTAGGTAGCGTTTGCGTAACCGACCTACAGTTATTTGAAAAGGGTAAGCGATACTTGGAATGGCTAACGCTGAATGGGCACTTAGTCCGTATGAAACGCACAGTTGATAGTAAGCGGCAGTATGTATACAACGCGGCAATACCCTATGTAAAACCTGTATCTGACCTACCTGTTGCGACGCCTACAAACAATGACAAACTTGTGCAAAGCGTTACTAGGGTATTCAGACTGATGGACCGCGAGCAAGCACCAAAACACAAAACAGAGCGGACGAACAAGGCATACACAGGGTATGGCAGTATGCAGAGTAGCATCAATTCATTTGGGAGTTGGTGATGGATAAGCTGGATACAAAAAACTGTGAGAGCTTTGGGGAAGCAGTGCGTAGGATAGTATTGAGTGTACCCAATACGACGAACAATAACTTAGGTCAGTTGGTTGAGAATGTATACCTACGCTTTCAATTAGAATCCGAACGAGATGCGAGGGACAGAGCCAATGGTAAACTTAGTGATTGAGTACGTTCAGTGCTACTGGCAAGCCTTCGGGTTGGGTATGATATGTATGTTTTTATTAGGAGAATGGAATGAGCGACGGAATGAGCGACATGATAAAAGAAGAGCATGATGATAGAATCCGCAACGGTCTTTACGGGGAACAGATATTAAATAACCCCTCATTAAAGGCAGGTGTGTATGCACAGATGGACGCGAGGGATGAAGCACTTAAGAAGCAGGTACGCAGTGATGGGTCTACTGCATCGTACTATGAACTACCAAACAATGCTAGCGAGTTGCAAGACTTGATTAGCGCAAAGAACATGAACTATAGTGTGGGTAGTATATTTGTGTTATGCTGTGAGCATGGTGAAGCACAAAGCGTGCAGTCACGAATTAATATTGTTAAAGGTATTATTAAACATGCAGAATACGAACGAAAACGGCTTGAAGCAATGTACCCAATGTAAAGAAATAAAATCAGAGGAGCAATATGGAAATAGGCTAGGAAAAAAACAAGCGGCTTGTAAAGTATGCTTAAATAAAAAGCAAAAAATACAATACGCAAACAATACAACCTACTACTTGGATAGGAATAGAAACCATCGAGCTGGTAACAGGGTTTGGTACCAAGAGTTAAAAAACAAAACGCCATGCGCAAAATGTGGTGTGCATTACCCCTACTATGTGACGGACTTTGACCACATAGACCCAAGTACTAAGACTATGTGTATTGCAAAAATGATGGGGTATAGTAAGAAAGCAATACTATACGAAATAAATAAATGCGAGTTACTTTGCGCTAATTGCCATAGGGAAAAAACATATGCAACACAAGATAGACAGCAACAACACAGAATTACAACATCTTATAAGCGACCTAGACCTTAACGCACAAATCGGTGAGGTATTCCGTGAGTGCTACCGGTACGGACAAGCATCGCATAGCGATGAGATACGCGGTATTAAAAAGATACTGTTCTATGCGAAAGCTGAACTTGAACGACTACAGAAACTATAAGGGGCAACAACCATGACACAAGAACAAATAGAAGAAGCATTGAAGGCTATGCATGTAGGGCTGGTAAACATGCAAGCTAGGCTTGACGACCACGAAAAGGTACTTGAGAAGCTGTTGCTAGTGATGCAAGACCTAACCGCTGGGCAAGTACCAAACGGATTCAGACAACCTAAAGGACACTAATATGAAAAGTAAACGTACGATGCCTAAGTGGGTATGGTGGAAGAAAGGCGAATGTGTTGTTGAAGTACTTAAGACAGGGCATTTCCCAACCACCATTATAGGTAAGCTACCTAGCGGTAATGAATCAGAGATAGACATCGACGAGCTTGACCTACATGGCGAAGAGGTGGCGAATTAGTATGGCGGCAACACCTGAAAAGAAAGTTAAGCGCGAAGTAGCTAAGATACTGGACGCTTACAACGTGTATTATTTTTACCCCGCCACGGGCGGCTTCGGCCGCAGTGGGGTGCCTGACATCGTCGCGTGCTTCAAAGGGCACTTCATAGGCATTGAGTGTAAGGCTGGTAAGAACACAACGACTGCACTGCAAGACCGTGAGTTAGAAAAGATTGAATCGGCTGGTGGTCGGACTATGGTTATAAACGAAGACAACATCCAAGTAGTTAGGACGGTACTAGATGCAATCATTGATTAGCTATATACTTTCGCATGGCATTTTTATAAGGGCAATATATGGCAAGTCGTAACGACGTAACAGGCGATAAGATACAAACAAAAGGTGTATTCAGTAAAGAAGCTGAGGACAACTTCGATTTAATCTTTGGTAAGAAAACAAAAGACCCACTGTGTAACGTGTGTGGTAAGAGCTTAGCTGGCACTAAGGAATGCGCATGGACGAGCTGCCCGCTTAACTGGGATGAATCAAGGCTCGATACCATAGGGCAGAACGGTAATGAGGGGCTACACTACAATGAGTGACGATGCAGATTTAGCACAAGCGCAATCAGAGCTGGACGAAGTCATCCGTCGCAAGTATACTAAGAAACCCATGTTAGAAGCAGAGGCTACAGGTGAATGTTTAAACTGCTATGAGCCGTTGGACATTAGCAAACGCTGGTGCAATAAAGACTGTCAAGAGGACTGGGAATTAAGAAGGAGAAGGTAGATGTTTAGTCAAGTGGTGTACAAGATAGACGACCACAAGTACAAAGTCGAAAGTACCGACACAATAGGCAACATAGGTAAGCCCACATATTATAAAAGTTTAGAAGGGATGCCTGTTGACCTACGCAATAAAGTAAAGCAACTAATGTGGACAAGTAAGAACGACCAATCAATTACCGAGGAGCTTGGGGTGCGAATCGGTGAAAACATATTTTGGATTATCTAGGAGAATGATATGGAAATGCAACAACGTATCGACGCGCTTATTCAAATGCGTCGCGAGAAGCCCGAACACCAGCACTATTGGGATAGATTACGCACTGCCCTAATAAATGAAGTAGGTTTACTTACTGATGAACAAAAAGCGCACCTTAATTCAGCGTTCAAAGAAACCCAACAAGAAGAACTATTGAGGATGTGGGATGACCGCTTCCACGAAGTACTTATCACAGGCAAAATGACAGACGGGTACAGTATTGCTTTGGATAATAGCGCTTATGCTAGTGCTACCGCTCGTCAACTTACATCCGCTTCGTTAGCAATAGGTAAGGAAACACTCAGTGAACGTGATATTAAAGAGATGAAAGCAGAAATGGCTAAATACAATGCAGGGCAGGCTAGAAAATGAAATACATAACGCTGGATTTTGAAACGTACTACGATAAAGACTTTAGCCTTTCAAAGATTACAACAGAAGAATACATACGCGGTAAACAGTTTGAAGTGATTGGTGTATCCACCAAGGTAGACGATGGCCCGATTGTATGGGTGACGGGTACATACAAAGAACTTAAGGCGCACTTGGATTCATTGCCTTGGGATGACCACTTACTGCTCGCACAGAACACTGCATTCGATGCGGCTATCCTCAACTGGCGATTCGGAATTAAACCCGCAGGCTACTTGGATACCATGAGTATGGCTATGGCTATGCACGGGTTAGAACAGTCGGTCAGCCTAGCTAACCTAGCCAAGCTATACAACGAGGTGGACAAGGGTGAACAGGTCAAGCAGTACATCGGCTACCATCGCAAAGACTTCTCGCCCCTAGAGCTTGAAGACTACGGCACCTACTGCTCACACGACGTGGAGCTGTGCTATAACATCTTTAACAAAATGCTACCTAACTTCCCCAAGGGCGAGCTACGTGTGGTTGACTTGACTATCCGTATGTTTGCCGAGCCTACCCTAGAGCTAGACGAAAGACTATTGGTGGAAGACTTGATGCAGATACGTGCGGACAAACGCGGTTCATTGGTGACACTGATGCACTTGCTTGGGGTTAAGAATGAAGACGACCTTAAGAAGCAACTGATGAGCAACGACAAGTTTGCAGAGTTACTTAAGTCGCGTGGTGTTGAGCCGCCTACCAAGGTGAGTGACAAGACAGGTAAAGAAGCATGGGCATTTGCTAAGACCGACGAGGAGTTCACAGACCTTATGGACAGCGAAGACCCTTTGATTGCTACATTAGTAGCAACGCGCTTGGCTAACAAGTCGACCATTGGTGAGACAAGAACAGAAGCCTATGCCGATATCGCTGGGCGTGGTACCTACCCATTCTCGTTGAAGTATTCGGGTGCGATGATTACACACCGCTGGTCGGGCTATGACACCAACCCACAGAACTTACCACGTGGTTCAACCTTACGTAAAGCTATTATGGCGCCCGATGGGTATCAGTTAGTAGTAGCCGACTTAAGCAACATTGAGCTACGTTTGGGTATGTGGTTGGCAGGTCAGCACGATGCAGTAGAGCAGATTAAACAGGGCATGGACTTGTACCGTGTGTTTGCATCAGAAGCGTTTAACTTGGACTACAAAAAGATTGGGAAGGACAGCAACGAGCGGTTCATTGCAAAGGTATGTTGCCTATCACTAATCTACGGTACAGGTGCATTGAAGCTACGTGAAACTATCCGTATACAAAGCAAGGGCAAGACTACCGTATCCGAGGTGGAAGCAGAACGCTTGAAGTCTTTGTACCGTGAGAAGAACACTAACGTCGCTGATGCGTGGCGCGAAGGTGGGCATGTACTGGATTGGATTAAGAACAACGAGTCGCATACTGTGTATGGCTTCTTGCCTGTGCTTGGGTCTGCTGGGATTGTTAAACCTAATGGCTTGACGTTACCCTATCCTAACTTGACTGAGAGCTTCGGTGCTAAAGGCAGTGAGTGGCACTACGATGTACGTCGTGGTCGTGCAACGATGAAGGACAAGGTCTATGGCTCGAAGGTGTTTCAGCGCGTTACCCAAAGCCTAGCACGGGACATAATGGCTGAGCATACCATCAACATTAACAAGCGGTATCAGGTTGCGGGGTTAGTGCACGATGAGGTAATATGTGTGGTACCCGACGGTGAAGTGGAAGAAGCAAAGGCATATATCACTAAAATGATGAGAACCCCGCCAGCGTGGGCTCCTGACCTACCACTTGATTGTGAAGTCGGTTCGGGTAAACGGTACGGAAGCGCTAAATAAGGAAGTCTATGGCATATAGTTACTCGGCAATAAAAGCATTCAAGAACTGCCAACGTCAGTATTACGAAACACGGATACTAAAGAACTGGCCGTTTCCCGAAACGGAAGCCATCATGTACGGCAAGGATGTGCATAAGGCGCTTGAAGATTATATTGGCGAGAACAAGCCGTTAGGTCCGCATACTAGGTTCCAACCCATTGCCGATTCAATCCTAGCTTTGGAAGGTGAGAAGCTAACTGAGTTTGAAATGGCGTTGGACGATAACCTTAATCCGTGTGAGTTCTTAGGTGAGGATGTTTTCATACGTGGTATCGCTGACATTGTGGTGGTAGACAAAGAGAAGAAACGTGCGTACATAGGTGACTATAAAACAGGCAGTGCGAAGTACCCCGACACTGACCAGCTGGAGCTTATGGCACTGATGATATTCAGATACTTCCCCGAAGTGGAGCACGTAAAAGCCGCCCTATTATTCATCGTTCATGATAAAGTAGTGACTGCTGAATACCACAAAAAAGACGCGAAGCCTAAATGGAAACAGTGGCTGGCTAAAGTAGAAACAATGGAACAAGCCGCCGCTATGAACATGTACCATGAAAATCCGACTGGGCTATGTGGATGGTGTGAAGTAACAACATGCCCTCATAACACTAAAGATAGACGAATAAGGAAATCAAAATATGCCTAGAAAAGCAAACCTACCCAAAGGTGACCCGGAATGGAAACGCGAATGGGAATACCAAAAGCGCACAGGTGAAAATAAAAAGAACACCGAACGTGCCAAAGCAAGACGAATGTATGATAAACTTGGAATCGACCGTAAAGGTAAACAGATAGACCACGTAAAACCACTTGAAAGTGGTGGTACATCCACACGAAGTAACCTGAAGTTAACTTCAGTTAATGCAAACGAAAAGAAAAATCTCCATAAAAAAGGAGAAAAGAAAGGGAAGTAATGGAGATAGTAGACAACAAGGCGCTTCTTGTAACTGTAAGGAACCCCAAACGTTTTACTGATGTAATGCCAAATAGCGTGAACCTAGGCGAAGTGTCCGAAGGTATATACGAACTAATGGTTAAGTGGGATTTTGATAATGCCTGTGCCCTAACTAAACTAGGGTTAAAAAAAGTACCGTCCGTTATTGATAAAGTATACAGATGGGCAGGCAAGTTCAAACCAATGGCTCACCAAAAAGAGACCGCTGGTTTTATAGTTAACAATCACAAGTGCTTTGTTTTCAACGAACAAGGTGTCGGTAAGACAGCAAGCGCGGCATGGGCAGTAGACTACTTGATGGCCAAAGGTAAGGTCAAAAGAGTGTTAGTCGTCTGCCCATTGTCTATTATGAAAGCAGCATGGCAACGTGATTTGTTTTCTGTGCTACCCCATCGTTCAGTAGGCATTGCCCACGGTACCCCCAAGTCACGACGTTCAATCATTGAAGGTAATTACGAGTTTGTAATACTAAACTTTGACGGGATTGAAATCGTACTACAAGAATTAAAAGATGCTAACTTTGACTGCATCATTGTCGACGAAGCGAATGCGTTGAAGTCCACACAGACCCGTAGATGGAAAGCGTTTAAACAACTGGTCAAACCCGAAACCCGCCTAGTCTTAATGACAGGTACGCCAGCGGCACAATCCCCCGAAGACGCCTACGGCTTGGCTAAGTTAGTCAGCCCACACAACGTGCCAGCCTTCATGAGCGGATGGAAAGACCTAGTCATGCAGAAGATTAGTACGTTCAAATGGATACCACGCCCACGCGCAAAAGACATTGTATTCAAGGCACTGCAACCGGCTATCCGTTTTACCAAAGAAGAATGCTTAGACCTACCCGACATCACATACGAAACCCGTGAGGTGCCGATGACCCCGCAACAATCTAAGTACTACGATGTTTTGAGGAAGCAGTTACTTATTGAAGCGGCGGGTGAATCAGTCAGTGCTGTCAATGCGGCGGCTAAGCTAAACAAACTACTACAGATTTCATGCGGTGCAGTGTACTCAGACGATGGCGCTCCGCTTTACTTTGACATCAGCAATCGATTGGCAGAACTGGAAGCTGTGATTGACGAGAGCCTTAAGAAGGTCATTGTGTTCGCACCGTTTACCCATACGATTGAAGTGATTGAGCAGTATCTAACTAAAAAGAAAATAACCAATGCGGTAATTAACGGAGCAGTATCGGCTAACAAACGCGCTACGCACATACAGAACTTCCAAGAACTGCCTGACCCACGTGTACTGATTATCCAACCACAGGCGGCGGCACATGGCATTACTTTAACTGCGGCGAATACGGTCGTATGGTTTGGACCGACGTCAAGCGTTGAGACCTACCTACAGGCTAATGCACGTGCACATCGTAAAGGGCAAGACCATAAGGTTACTGTAATAATGATTCAAGGTAGCCCTGCGGAGAGCCATATGTATACCATGCTGAACGGCAAGGTTGACTCCCACAACCAACTGATTGATTTATATAACAACATATTAACTGACAAGACCGAATAAAACAGTTGACGACTCTGTATGATGTCTGTACAATAGTTACTGCTGTTTATATAAGGAGAATGATATGTCAGTTAATGGGATAGACCAAGACAGTGCCAACGCTGCATTGTTGTTAGAAAAAGAAATAGATAACCGTGTGTTTGAAGCGCTCCGCAGGGTACTACATAGTGGTGAACAGGCTGGAATTGCTTCAGATATTATGACTGCCATCGGGCCGCAACTTCAATACAACTTCCATTTTTCGAATGCTGTATTAAGTGTCATGCGTTCTCAGATGAGTAAGGGGTAAGCTATGTCAGTTACGATTGACCAATTAGTCGCTATCCATCGTAAGATGGAAATTGCGATGGCTGAACACCAAGCCAAGATAGACGAAATAGAAGAACAGCGCCAAGAAGTACGTAATACGATTTTAGAAATGATGAAGGAACAAAAACTAGAATCAGTGCGTACGGACAGCGGAACTGTTACAAAAGGTGTTAAAGATAGGTACTGGTCGAATGACTGGGCGGCATTGCATCAATACATTATTGAGCACGGTGCGGTCGGGTTACTTCAACAACGTATCCATGAAACAAACATGCGTGATTGGATTGCCGCGCACCCAAATGATTTCCCACCTAGTCTGAACATCGACCGAGAGTATGGGATTACAATCCGTAAACCATCAACAAAGAAGGAGCTTTAAATGAGTGACGTTCAAGAAACGCCGTTGTTAAATATTGAGCAGGCATCTAAGTACATCCAATTAAGTACGGCTACATTAGCCCGTATGCGAAAAGATAACAGTGGCCCAGCCTATGTTAAGTTAGGTGCTCGTGTGTTGTACCGCAAGACAGATTTAGATGCCTACATCGAATCTAAACTTAGTCAATAAAGGAGAATGAAATGGCAACAGATTTAACATTATTCAGTGGTAATGCAGTACCCGCCCACATCGCTAACCGTGAGTTAAGTAAAGCAACCTTAGCGCTGGCTGGTACAGGTACTACTTCCAAACGTATCTCAATCGAAGGCGGTGTATTCCGCATGATGGTTGGCGGTAAAGAGATTGCGAAGAACACAGACCGTTCAATGAATGTAGCTATCGTTAGCACTGCACCAGCGAACAGTCGTATATTCTACGACCCATCAGTACCGTATGTCCGTGGTCAAGCGTCAGCCCCTACATGTTCATCAACAGACGGTGTGCGACCTAACCCAGGTACTAAATCGCCACAAGCGGCATCATGCGCTACATGCCCACAAAACATCGCGGGTTCCGGCAACAATGATTCACGTGCGTGTCGTTACCAACGTCGTCTAGCTGTTGTGCTTGAAGGTGATATGTCAGGTGATGTGTACCAAGTTATCTTACCTGCTACATCTATCTTTGGTCGCGGTCAAGGCACACAACAACTACCATTAGAAGCCTATGCACGTATGTTGCACGGTAACCGTGTGGGTGTTGATTCAGTGATAACGAAAATGGAATTCGATACAGATTCCTCTACTCCTAAATTGGTGTTCTCACCAGTGCGTTTCTTGGAAGAGAATGAGCAAGCTATCGTAGACCGTCAATCAGATACTCCTGAAGCTGAACAAGCAATTGGTTTGAATGCGTACCAAACAGACGCGGCGGCTAAAGCGGCTCCTGCACCTGCTCCAGCTATTGCGGCACCTGTGGCGGCACCTGCTCCGGTAGAGCAACCAAAAGCATCGGGCTTTCAACCAGTAGCCGCACCAGTGGCGGACGAAGAGGAAGCAATC